CTAGCGCGACGCCACGGCCGTCGCCTGCTTCGATCGTTCGTCCTGCATCGGCTGCGACGCCTGCCACCAGTACTTGCCCGCGCGCTGCTGCGGGTCGCGGATCGCGAGATACGTCGTACTCCAGAGTTGCGCCGCGTTGGCTTCGGTCGCATCGGCGCTGCGCGTGCCGAATGCGTCGGTCTGGTACTTGCCGTTCACGTAGGACCACGTCCACATTTCCGACGTGCGCATGTCGCGTCCGTTCGAGATCACCTGCCAGATCGTCTGCCGCGCCTGCGCGAGCAGCGTGCGTGTCGTGGCCGACAGGTCCTGGCGCGCTAGCTGGCGATCGAGCCCGGCCACCCACATCGCCTGCTGCCACGACCAGACTACCGTGCCGTGATACGCGGAGCTCGTGAACTTCGGCCACAGCGACGGGCTCGCATACGCGGGGTTCGCGATCAGCATCCCGGCATCGGTCACGAGCCCGGTCGGGAACGGCCGCGTGACGTCGCCGACGATCCGCTGGAGCTGATCGTCCGGCGGCGTGCCGAACAGCAGCGCGAAGCCGCCGTCCGAATGCATCACCGGAATCGGGTTGCCCTGCTGGTCGAGCGACAGCGCGTAGAAGGCCAGCGGTGCATTGGGCGCGGCGCCGGCCGGCACGCCGGCGGATGGCGCATAGGCCGACACGTCGGTCGCCGCCTGCGCGGCCGGCACGCTGACCTGGAACAGCGGCGGCGCCTGCGTTTCCCATGTGGCCGCCTCGTTCGCCGTGTTGGCGAGCGTCGCGCGTTGCTGCGCATCGAGATACGGATCGAGCAGGCCGCGGGCGAGGAACGCATTCGCCGCGCGCAGCGCGGCCGGCACGAGCACCGCGTTCACGTCGTACGGGTAGACGCCGCCGCCGAGGCCGTCGGTGCTGTCGCGCCAGTTGCCGACGATTTCGCCGGGCCGCAGGTGAATCAGGTTTGCCACCGACGGTTGCTGTGCGAACGGCTGCGCGGTCGTCGCGACGTGCAGCAGGTTGACGACGAGGCGGCTGCCGTTGGTCTGCCCGTCGCTGCCGCGCTGCGCCAGGTACGCGGCCGCGCGGGCCTGGCCGCGCGTATCGTCGATCAGCCACGCGGCGGCGATCGGTGCGAGCAGGTAGTCGCTGTCGATCATCTTGTAGTCGTAGGTCGGTGTCGCATCGTTCGGCCGCCCGTTCTTCTGGTTGTCGACCAGCGCGAATTCGCCGATGCCTTCCTCGTGCGCGACCTTGCCGTCGGGCGACAGGCGGCTCAGCACCGACGACAGCCCGGCCTCGATCGCCGCCGGTTCGAGCACGGGCATCAGCATGCGGACCGAGATCAGCGTGTCGCGGCCGAAGTACGTGTCGTATTGCCACGAACCGGCCAGCAGCTTGTCGTTGAAGCTCAGGAATTCGAGCACGTTCTGGCTGACCGGGTCGGGGTTCACGGACGGCGCGAACAGGTCGGCGTGCGTGATCGGCGACAGCGGCGTCTCGCCCGACAGCGCATCGATGTGCAGCTTCAGCGTGTGCGAGCCGGCCGGTGCGTTGAGCACGAGCTTGCCGCCGGCCGCCGGCGCGATGCTGCCGCCGTCGCGCAGCGTGATGCGCAGCGCATAGCCGGGCGCGCCGTCGAGCCGGTCGCGTTGCCATTGCGCGGTGCTGCCCTGGACCGTCGGCGCGGTGAGGATCTGCGGCGGAATCGTGGCGCCGCCGTTGAAGTCGCGCAGGAAGCGCACGTTGCTGAGCACGCCCTGGCGGATCGTCAGCGTAGCGGTATCGACCGACACGTCGGCGCCGATGCCGTACAGCGGACGGCCGTGCGCGTCCGGGGCCGACAGTGCGGCCGGCGGCGTGTCGAGGCTCCAGTTCACCGGCTGCGCGGTGTCGTCGAACCACAGTCCGGTGCCGCTATTGCCGGCGGGGAAGACCACGAGCAGACGCGGCTTCGTGGACGAGCGCGCCAGCAGGTGCGCGGCGACCTTGTCCTGCCGGTAGAACGCGTTGATCTGGCCGCCGGTGTCCATGCGGAACGACAACGCGGCGGTGTTCGACGGCGGGTTGTTCGATTTGACGTCGTCGTCGTTGCAGGCCGACAGCAGGCCGGCGCAGACGAGCCCGAGACACAGCGACTTCGCAAGGCGATGCATGTTGATGTCCCTCCTGATGACTCGCGATTTTTTATCTGGATGTTCCAATCGACGGATCTTGGGTCCGTCTGATCCCGTTTTGCATTCGTTGCGGCGAATGGCGGGAATTAAATCGGGGTGTTGCGCTTCTTCGAAAGGAAAACAGGCTGGCAAATAACCGGTTGGCCGATAAATGCCGAAAGCTGAAAACGGCAGAGGTGTGCGTCGATGCCCCGCGGGAAAGGCGATGAGACAGGCCTTCGCGCAGGTGAGCGGCGAATCCGGGGCGGCGCGGAAAATGATGCATAAGCCGTCGTAGGCGATTCTAAATTTACGGGAAAGTCGAAGTCAATAATGTTTTTGTTCTCGAATGTTGAATTGAAAAATGGGATGAAATTATTGCCAGTCGCTTCGGTAAAATGTGCGATTCAATGGATCCGAATTAACGTACTCCGGATATCCGGTGACAAAACGACCGGAAATACGATGCCGGGCCGGGCATTGATGCCCAACAGGAAATGAATCGCCGCGTTGTGTCGGGCAGTGTCGAGACAGGCCGATATGCAAATCGCGGCACGCGCGAGGCCGAGCAAACCGTGTTCCTGCGCCTGTGCCGCACGACGAGGGTCGTCGATGGATCGCTAGACAGTCCAAGGTTCACAAGCGTCATGTTTCAACGTTCTTGATAGTCATCCGGCAATGATCAATCGCTTTTTTCAACCGTTAGCGGAGCCCGTGATGCCTGCAAACAATCTCAAAGTTCGTCCTTTGGTCGGCGGGATCAAAATTGTGACCCCCAGCAAGATCGGCACTTTAGGTCTGGTCGTGGAATATGACGGCGGCACGTGCTTTGCGACGGCGGGCCATGTGTTCGGAAAGAAGGATGTGAAGGTGGGTCAGCCCGATGACGCAAACCACGTGGGCGATCTGCTCATCAACTTCCTCGAGGAAAATCAGGATATCGCCCTCGTGACGGTGTTGTCGGGAGTCAAGGCAACGGCCAATGAGATATGGACGGACAGTGGTAAAAAACCGGTGGAGTTCGGCTCAAACGTTCGTCCCGTAAAGGGCCAGCGTTTGTGGTTGCAAGGTGCGCTCTCCGGTCTCGTGAGTTGCTCGGTTGCCGAGGCGGATGCGGATATCACGGTGCCTGGCACCAACGATAAGGTCAAGAACGTCGTCCTGCTCAACCTGGACGGCGACGCGCAGACCCAACCGGGTGACAGTGGCGCGCCCGTGGTGGGAAACGTGGATAGCAAGGACGTTTGCTACGGCGTGTACGGCGGGAAGGTCGTGGTCAGCTCAAGAACGTATGGATGGTTCACGCCGTTCGAGAACCTGGTTTGGGATTAGTTCGGCGTGGTCGAATGTGACGCTGTCAAAGCCCTGGGTGCAAGCGCGCTCGGGGCTTTTGCATTGGGGCGCCGGAACGCGAACCGAGTCGACAGGCGCCGGAGCGTCGCAACGCACGTGCCGACCTCAAGATACCGTCCATTGCCATCGGCAAGTTTGGTAGGCTTGTCGCCTGCGCGAGCTTGTCGGATCCTGATGCCGGGCAGGAGGGTGACCGTGAGCGAACGCCGGAAGGGTGTAAAGTGCCCGGCTGCCAAGGACGACAGGCCAATCGCCGAACCAACACGAACTGGAGCGAACGAAGTGATCAGACATATCGTCATGTGGAAGTTGGAGGCTGATTTCGTTGGTTAAGTAGCTGAATATAAAAAATATCCTTGATTTTGTAGAAGATCGGTACCCCCATTGATACCCCCTATTTGCGGCGCTGGTTTGACGACTGGCTTGCCATAGACTTGGCTTAGGAGTATCTAGGTTGCTCGTAGGCCACATCTGCTACGAGTGGCGATTCAAGGCGCGTTTTATGCGCTTGCTTACCTTGATGTCGCTTCGTAGGGAGTGTTCCCATATCCGTAGAACACACCATCCTTGTGAGCGCAACTGAGCATTAACCTGTCTGTCGCGGGCTCGGTTCGTCGACACCTTTCGCGTCCAAAACTCAGGATTGGTACGGGGACTGCGATAGCAAAGCGGGCATCCATGCCAGAAGCAGCCGTCTACAAAGACGGCAACTTGCTGTTTGTGGAACACGAAATCCGGATGTCCGAAGATGGGTGAGTGCCGCCGCCAGCCAACCAAGTGGTGTGATCGAAGGATCTCGACCAGACGCAGCTCGGTCGTCCTGTTCGATTTGCCACGGATTAGCGACATCAACCGGGACCGTTCCGGAGTGGTTGTGCCTAGAAATTGCATACCAGCGTACGAGACCATATCGACCTGCCATCGTCAGTCGGAGTCGATCCGCCGCATCGGTCGGCGCGGAGCGATCCTCCGTGGAGATGAGTCGCCATTTCTTTTAGCGCGCTAGGATTGGGCTGGATGATCCGCCACGGCGCCCATCATCGCGGAGATCGCGAGGCACGGCCTGTGTGATTGGGCTGCCGGCCGCACTTGGGTCGGACTCCAACATGCATGACCATTGCTGGTTGTGGTTCGATGCCCGCTTGATCATCGACCGGCCAGTTGGCGAGCATGCGTTGACCTCTCCATAGAACCATGGTAGCTCAATTTGCGAGGGGCTCTACATCGAACGATTGCCGATAAGCGGGTAGAATACGCGCGCGCGACCGCAGTGACGACAAACGACAAACTTACTTTGACTAAATGCGTACATCTCCATTTGTAGCCATTGATCTTTTTGCCGGGGGAGGGGGGCTGTCCTTGGGGCTTAAGCAGGCCGGCTTTGCTGTCTGTGCTGCAGTGGAAAACAATGCAAAGGCTGCGGAAACTTACGCCGCTAACCATCCTGAAGCAGTTGTATTTCAACGCGATATAAGAAAAATCAAAGGTAAGGAACTCGTGGCCGCATCTCCCACGGGTGCGGTAGATTTAATTGCAGCTTGTCCGCCATGTCAGGGTTTTAGTCAGCTTACTGCGAAATATCGAAGAAATGATTTGCGGAACGAGCTAATCTTTGAATTCGTTCGCTTGGTCAAGGAAATTAGACCTAAAGCGATAATGATGGAGAATGTCCCGGGGTTGGTGAAAAAGGGAAAGCCGTTGTTTGATGCTGCAATGGCTGAGCTTGAATCTTTAGGATATAAGTTGAATAGTAAAGTCCTTGAGGTGGCTGACTATGGCGTGCCACAGCGAAGGTCGCGGTTGGTCATGTTGGGGGCGAAACGTGCCGAAATTCCCATTCCGCCGAGGACGCATTCTCCAAAACCAGACGGTGATCTAAAGCCATGGGTTACGGTCAGGGATGCAATTGCTCATAACGATAATCCAATTTCTTTGCGAGCGAGTAATAGCATTGGAGGACCGCAAAGTGTCAACTGGCATGTGGTTCGTGACCTTGGGCACGCGAATCTGGAGCGCCTGAAAGCGAGTGTTGCCGGGGGCGCGCGTTCAGACATACCTGTACACCTGAGGCCGCCCTGTCACCAGGGAAGTGATACTGGCTTCACTAACGTTTACGGACGTATGGCATGGGACCAGCCGTCTCCGACCATTACGGGGGGCTGCACCAGCTTGAGCAAGGGTCGATTCGGACATCCGACCGAAGTCCGAACCATTTCGGTGCGAGAGGCGGCAACATTGCAGTCGTTTCCGCCAACATTCGTTATCGCAACACCGCATGTCGAGGATGCGTGTAAGATAATCGGAAACGCATTGCCGCCGAAGTTTGCTAAGGTGATGGCCGAATCCTGTATCGCGGCGTTGAAGAGAGACCAGAAAAATGGAAGAAAAAAACAAAGAATTTAAGCTTGAATTTGCGAATCGAGTAATTGAGCATTTGGGCGTCAAGCTGTATCAAAATAAGCCAACTAATGTGGTGGCTGAGTTCGTTTCTAATAGTTGGGATGCGGATGCCACGAAAGTTCGTGTTGATCTGAAAGGGTCAGCGGCGCAGGGGGTTGGCCCCAGTATTGTTATTATGGATAACGGTCTGGGGATGAGTCGTGCTCAACTCACAGATGAATTTCTTGTGATCGGTCGGAATCGGAGAAAAAATCCTGAAGACCGGACTCCGGGCGGACGCACGCCAATGGGGCGGAAGGGAATTGGGAAGCTTGCTGGTTTTGGTATTGCCAAAACAATTGACGTGATTTCGTGTCCAAATTTGAAATTGCGGAAGCAGGCTGGAGCGCCAGAAATTTACTGGTTGCGTTTTTCATTGGCGGACCTCATTGAGAGCGCTGATTCTATCGGTGGTGGCGTTTATCAGCCAGAGGTAATTGCCGATGGCGTCGGCTTGGACAAATTCAAAGCGATGGTCGAGGCCGAACAGAAAAAGCCCCTGTTCGATTTCTTCCTGAAAAATATCGAGGCAGGAGAGGGTGGGGTTTGCGTACACCTGCGTGACACAACCCTTAAGCGTGATCTAAATCCAGAGACAATGCTCAAATCGATGGGTACGCGATTTACGATCGCGATGCTTCATCCTGATTTTGATTTGAGGATAAACGATAAAGAAATTACGCCGACCGATGCGTTGCCGCCCTTTCATGAGTTGAATGACTTTGGGTCCGTTGATGCGCCAATTGTTGAGGCCATCACGATCGCCGGAAAGCCGCGGGAAGTGAGATTTTGGGTCCGATTTGTTTCATTGAAAGATACGGATTGGTCAATTGAAAGCGCGGGGGTTGGTGTGTACGCGCACGGAAAGATTGCACAAGACCGGCCGTTCTTTTTCGGGTTGAAAGGTAAAGAGATTCTGAGTCGATACATGTACGGAGTCGTAGAAGCGGATTGGCTGGACGAGCTTCCCGACGATGTTGTTTCGACAGACCGGCGCTCGATCGATTGGGAGTCGGATGAGACTAAAGCCTTCCATGAGTGGGGGCGAGTCAAAATGGCCCAATGGGTTGAGAGATTCCGCCAGTGGAAGGCTGAGCAGCCCAGAACGGTGGCATTGAAAAAAATCCAAGCTGTTCCGAATATTTCTTTATCTAGTTCAGAAGAGGGTGCGCTTGCATCATTGTTAGGCGAGGTATTTGACAGCTTAGGAAACGATGAGGAGGCAAAGGACAAAGCTACTCTTAGTTTCACGGAAGCATGGACGCATAAACCGACGCGTGAACTGACAAAGTCGCTTTGGGCGCAGGTATTTGCGTCCAAGAACGAGGCCGGTGGTGTGTTTGCCGATCTGGTCGAGAACCTGCGCAAGAGCATCGTGCCGGAAGCGATGGGGCTGGCAGTAACGATGGCGCAACGTGTTGCCGCGATTACGACCATGAGAAAGATGATCGAGTCCGACAAGACTGAGACGCACCTGCAGAAGTTGATCGAGGTTTTCCCGTGGTTGCTCGGTCCACAGTGGGAGCACTTGACCTCGAATCAGACTATTAGGACTTTGGTGACGACGAAGCATAAGCCTGATCCGGAAAAGGGCGAATGGAGTTTGAGCTCGGCTGATGCAAAGTTGAAACCTGATTTCGTGTTTTTGGCTGATTCTGCTGCGCCAAAAAAGATTGTGGTTATTGAACTCAAGGGGCCTGAGTGCGGAAAAACGCTGCAGCCTGATGAGTATTGGCAGTTGCGTGAATATCTTCGTATCTTGGATGGTGTGTATCCGGATATGGATATCGAAATCGAGGGCATATTAATCGGCCACGCTAAAGGTGGTTTCCGCGAGTCAGAAACTCGAATTACCGTTCGCACATGGAATGAAGTGCTTGTCGAGGCGCGTGCACTTCACGTAGCCTATTTGCGGGCTCTATTGGAGGCATCTGAGCCGAATGCCAACGATATTCGTTTGCAACAGATCGCGGATTTTGGTGGTGAGGAGACGTTGGAGTTGATAAAGCGACTCGCGGAGATTGGCCAGTTTCCGTCGGTAATTGCGGATGCGCTATTGGTCAAGGCAGACAAATCATCTTTGCCAGTCGCCGAGGCCCAGCTAAGTGCTTGAGTGGGTGTGATGATTTGCGGGTCAAGGAGCCAGTGTAGGCAGGTCCTTGATCCGCATACGGCTATGCCGATTGCAATGAATTACCCAAGAGGCAGCCGAGTCACCATGCATCTGATGCAAGAGAGATGTCGCCGCAGTCCGGTCATTTGACGGTCGATGTTTCGAATGAGGTAATCGTCCGGATCCACGCCTGCACTTCCGTCTCGGCCCAAAGTGACACGTTGCGCACACGTCGCGGTCGAGGGAAGCTGCCTTCCTTCATCATGTCGTAGATCGTCGTCTTGCCCAAGCCGACCATACTGATTACCGTCGGCAGTCGCAGGAGGCGTTCAGTGGTGGTACTCAATTCAGCTTTCCTCATTGTTCGTTGATAGGCAGCGTTGCGCAGGCGAGTTGCATGAAACCCGTCTCAAGCGTGATCGCGGCTGTTTCTGCCCAGGTGCGTGCGTCCTGTGCTGCTTTGTGGCGGCCGAACGAGCCGATCTCGCCGGCCATCAGGTCCAGCAGCTCGACATCGGCCGCGTGCGAGATCTCGGCAACCAACGCGCGGATCTCGATGCGAAGCGCGTCGAGCCGCGTGAGCCTGCCTTGGCGGGTGTTCGCCAAGGCTTCATTCGTCTGGATAGGTTTGCGCCGCGTGAGCGGCGCTTCGTCCTTCTGGATCGCTTTTGCGGGCTTCAGACCGCCGCAGTCCGACTGCATTGAAGTGCCGTTGACGCTCGCCAGTGCGATTGCCGGGTGCTCCTTCGCGTGTTTCCGCTTTCGCGGCAGCGGACGTGGGGTAGAAAGGGCCGGGCGCGGGGTCATTTCGCTACCTCCTGCGCCATATCCGGCGTCCAGTCGGGATCGGGGGACTGCAGAATGTCATCGAGCCATTGCAGGACGAACGGAAGGTCTTTCTGGCGCTTGATATTCTTGTGGCCGAGAACTTTTTTAAGCCATCGAGCACCTTCCTGTGCCGCTTGCATTCGCGTCGGGTAGGTCGCGGTGCCAGCGCTGAACTTCAGCGGCGTCGATGCGAAGCTGTCCCCGAAGTTGTACATCGCCGCGCAAATCCACTGGTCAGCTTTTGGTTGCGCTACGTAGATCTCCGCGATTGGCTTTTTCGTTCGCTTGCTGTTTGGCGAGCGAAGGGTATCGGTAGCGACGCAGCGACCGTCTTGATCCGGTGCGGTCACGGGGTAGATCCGTGCCTTTTGCGGAGTGTCGAGGAGATCGGTGAGCGGCGAGAGTGCGGTATGGACGGCTCGCATCGTTCCCGGGGAAAGCTTGCCGAAAACGGGATCGTGCAAGACCGCCTGCAACGCCTGCAAAAGTTGCTTTGCACACGCGTCACTGATTTTCGTGGCTTTGGGCGCGGCCGATTCGGCAGACGTCGTGTCGCCGGCCAGATGCTTCTTCGTGACCTTGCTCTTACCTGCTTCTTTCGCTTTCGACAGACCGGATACGATGCGCTCGAGCGCCTTGTCGCCGCCATGCGTGCGGATCTCTTCGATCGCGAGGGTGCCTGCGATCGCGCCGCTGCGAACAAGGTCGTGGAGCTCGGCCGGGGCTTTCTCCAGCAGCGCGGCGTCGCGGATCGACTGCTCGGAAATATTGAGTCGGGCGCAGATGGCTTTGGTGTCGAATCCGTGAGCGTCGCGCAGCTCGGCGATCGATGTCGCGAGATCAAGTGGCGACGACGGCTTCGATACGTTGCTCACGTAACCGTCGACCACCATTTCCGACCGCTTCACGTCGCGCGAGTCACGGACAACGATCGGAATCTTTCCGAGGTCTTTCCCCGCCTTGATCGCTGCGCCGGCCGCAAGGTAACGATGCTGGCCCTTGTAGACGTAGAAATAATCCTTGCCGTCGACCTTTCGCGCGTAGCAATGCAGCGGGGAGCCCTTGTCGTACCCGTTCTGCATCATCAGTGCGGTCAGTTCCTTGACCCACTGCGGATCGACCGGCCGGACGTTGTCGCGCGGGTCGTACCGCAGCGCTTCGTATGGCGTCATCCACAGGTCGGCGGAGGTCGCGCCAGCCGCGGCTGCTGCCGCCTTTGTGTTCCCGGTCTGGATCGGCGCGGTCAGGTCGAGCTGTTGGGTGCGGTCGTCCATTACGCAACCTCCTGCGGTACAGCCGTCCGCGCCTTGCCGCGCTTCTTCGCTTTGTCGATCGCGTTCGACGCCTCGACACCCGCTGCGCGCTTGGCGTCACGCAGGCGTTTGATTGCGTCGGCGCAGTTGCCTTCGTCCGGAATCGAGATCTGCCTGCGCGCAATCTCGGTACCGTCGAGAATCAAATATTCCGTATGCACGCTGTCCGGCAGCGGACGGCGTCCGACAACGTACTTGCCGATGAGGATCGGCGTCGACGGACGGCGTGCGTTCCGGTCGTATCGCGTGAAAGTGCGGAGTGAGAGGGTGTCGCGACGTTCGATGTCGAAAAGTGGTTCTGCTTTGACTTTGATGCGCGGCATGGTGGTCTCCATGGCGCCGGGGTGGGCTCGCCCCGGCAATGTCGGGGTGATTTAGACGGTGACGTGGTAGGCGGTTGTCGGAGCGACGACAGGATCGTCTTGGAACACGTTCACGACGACGAACAGCAGTGCGGCGACGATCGTCCAGCGGAAGATCTTCGATTTTTCAAAGTTGCTTTGGCGTGCCGGCTCGGACGGGGTAATGCGGGGGGGTTGCTCGTCGCGGAGCCAGTCGTGACGGTCGTAGAGCTGGCAATCGATCAGGCTGCTCGCTTGACGGTGGTGAGCGGCGGGTTGCGAGGCGTGCAGTTCAGGAAGTTCGCGATTCATCAGTTCCTCACGGTGGGTTGTGACGTGAGGATGATAGATTTTCTATCCATTCACATGCAAGAAAAACTATCTTTATGGGGTAGAAAATCTATCTATTGAGATCGGGCAGGCAATAGCCAAGAATGGGTGAGCAAAAAAAATCCCGCCGAAGCGGGACTGCGGGAGAGCGGGTTATCGCCTGCGATATCGACGGTGTTCAACCATCACGCCAATGATCCGAACGGGTTCGTGTTCGCTATTTATCGTTGGATAGTCGGAATTCAGTGGGACCAGCTCAAACACTTCCGCGCCAGTCGTACTCACGCCACGAAGCCTGTACTTCTTGAACGTGGCTTCTTCTTTGCCGTTCTTTGCGACGACATAGTCGCCCGGCCTAGGCGCAATGGCTGGTTCAACGATGATTCTATCGCCGGGCATAAACTCCGGTGCCATCGATTCCCCCTCTACCTCAAGGGCGAACGCATGATCCGATAGCTCTAGATCGGTTAGCAGGTACTCGAACGCACCGCCAGGTGGAAACGGAGTGATTGCCTCGCTCATCAGGCCGGCTTGCACGCTGCTGATCAGCGGTATGCGACGGGTGCCGACATTCGCCGGGACAACGTTCCCAATGGGCGTGCCCGCAACGCCGGGGATGGGAATTGCATGTTTGGTAATACGTGCGATCTCAAGAATCTGGCCGAAGCTTGGCTCGTGACGGCCGTTCTCCCACGCTGACACGTTGCCGCGCGTCTTCCCCAATCGCTCCGCGAGTTCATCTTGCTTGAGGCTAGCAGCTTCGCGGCTGGCCTTTATCCATTCACCGATGTCCATGCGCTCAATGGTAAGAAAATCTTGCGCGCATTTGGCTATATTTTCTATCCTTTGAATGTTAGAATTTCTATCATTGCGCTGATGATGGAAGCTCATGGACAACATCGTTGAACACCCCTTGGATCGGGCCGCCAAAGCGGCCGGGCTGACTATGCAGTCGCTTGCAGATCACCTTGGCGTGACTCGCGCGGCGGTCCAGCAATGGAAGCAGGCGGGCCGGCGGGTGCCGGCTGAACACTGCCCTCCAATTGAGCAGCTTTGCCACGGTGCCGTGCGATGTGAGGAACTGAACAGTCGGGTCGATTGGGCCTTCGTCCGCCAATCGGGGCCATCGCCAAGCGCAACGCATGTCTGCAACAGCTAACGGTGCGGTTTCGATCGCACATCTCGAATCCTAGTGACGTTTCGTGCGTCGCGACAGGATGAAACGCTCCGATCTCAAACGTTATGACCTGCCGATACGACAGTACCGAATGGCTGGACGTCCTCTATACGTCCGTTCGAAATACGCCCGGCGGCGTCGCCGACGCGGCGAACCACCTCACGATGCGGCGCGGTAAGAACATCACACCGGAATCGCTTCGCCTTCGCCTACGTGGTGTTGGTGACAGTCGCTTGTCGATGGAAATGTTCGAGCTGCTGATCGAGTGGATGCAGGAAAAGGCAGAGGGCGAGGTGTACGCGCTCGACGCGCTGCATGCGTTGAACGCGCGCTTCGGGCTGGTTGCCGAGCACGTCGACGACCATGCCGGAGACGATGTCGGCGAACCCGGCACGCTGCGTCTTGTTTCGACGGCGCTGCACCTGCAGGCGCATGTTGGTCTCGTCGCTGACGACGTGACGCGTGCGCTGGCTGATCAGCGGATCGACGATCAACACGCCGAGAAGATCATCGCGACCGGCCGCAAGGGCCAGCGTCTGTTCCAGCGTTTGATTCACGCTGCTCGCAACCTCGCCGCGCGTCGCCGTCGTCGTCATGGAACGGTTTAAGCCCGGCATGGGGTGCTGTCGTCCTGATCGTGAGCATATCGGCCTTTGCTGCTCGCCCGAGCAGCAATTGGCATGCGCTGTCGCGACGCTCGCATCTCGATTCGAGTGTGCCCCCGCCGAAGCGGGGCGCTTGCTGTCCGAACTGCTCGCCACCTTGCCCGATCGCCTCGCTCCGATTCTTGCGGAAGCGAACGCGGCCGGGTGCGTGCGCTTGTTCATCGAGCGAGCTGCGCGCGCATGTGCCGCGCTCGCAACCAAGGCGGAACGTCACGCGTTCCGCGACCAGCTTACCGATCGTCTCTGCGCGCTGGACCTTGCCGCGTTCGACGATCTCATGTCGGCGGAATGGCGTCGACTGCGAGGCAAATAACCGGAGACCCCCGTGAACGTGAACGGAATCAGTAGCGCATTGCGACGCGGCGCATCGCAGCACAGCCGCTCGCCGAGCGGGCGCCAGTGCTATGCCGCAGGACGCGCAGCGTGGCGAAGCTTTTCTCACGCGGTCGAGCGCGACCGTCGTCTCGTCGAGCTGGAGGCGGCTCGTCGTGCGAGCTAGCAGCGCGCAATTCAACGAATTGTGATCTGGCCGCGACATGCGGCCAAAGTAACTTTGATCGAGGGAATTTTTGTATGGCGACACTGGACCAGATCATTCAGCAATTGCATGCTGCGGGGCATCCTGACCTGCCTGCCGGCCATCCGATCGCGGACGGCAAACATCACCGGTACGGGCCGCGCAAGAAGTACTGGTATCAGCTTCGAGAGATCGTCAGCAAGGGCGCGGTAATCGGCTATGGCGGTACATTCGGACATTTCTCGGGCGACGATCCGGGCACCGAGCGATTCGAGTGGAGCGGCGCACCGATGAGCGAGGAAGTGCTCGCGGAGACGCGTCGCCGGCAGGAAGCCGCCGACCGTGAGCAGGCGGAGCGTGACGCGCGTCAGGCGAAGCTCGCCGCGAACCGCGCGCGAGATCAGTGGAGCCGCGCGGCAGAGCGTGGCGAGTCCACCTATCTTGAACGCAAGCGCATCACGGCCGAAGGCGTGCGTTTCGACGCGGACGGCACGATCTTCGTGCCGATGTATCAGTACGGCGATGACGCTCGGCTCGTCGGTCTGCAGAAGATCACCCCGGACGGCGCGAAACGCTTCAACAAGGGCATGGAAAAGAAGGGCGCGTCCTATCTGCTCGGGGAGGTCGGCGCAGACGACCAGATCGTGCTGGTCGCCGAAGGCTACGCGACCGCGCGCTCGATCCGCATGGCGATCGACGAGGCGTTCGCAGTCAATGTTTGTTTCGACGCGGGCGGCATCCTCCCGGCCGTGCGCTATCTGCGTGCAACGTATCCGGATGTGCATGTGCTGGTCTGCGCCGACGACGACTGGAAGATCGAGCAGCGCATGCGCGACTGGCTCGCCGACGAGTTCGCTTTCCGGGGTGAACTAGTGTTTGGTGCCGACCCGGTGCGGATCGAGGCGAAGAACACGTGGTACATGGTCGCCGCGTCACGCCGTCGTGACGACAATGGCGTGCCGTATGTCGAGGTGAGCTACGGAAACGACGTGATGCCGTTGCGCCGTAAGCGCTTTGAGAACACGGGCCTGAAGCGCGCGTACGAGGCGGCAGCGACGGTCGCCGACGTCGGCGTGGTCTATCCGGCATTCACCAATCGCGGCGAGCGCAAGCTGACCGACTTCAACGACCTGCACGTCGAAGAGGGTATCGATCCTGTCCAGGCGCAGGTGCAGGCGGCGATCTTGCGCGTCATCGCGCCAGCGAACGAAGAGATCCGGCCGGCGACGGTTGCGGTGCCGACCGCGGACGACACGCCGACGAAATCCGCCGCGACGTCCGCTGCCGCGAAACAGCCGGAATGGGATGGCCGCGAGGCAGAGAACGGCGCGCACACATGGGAGCAGGATCTCGCGCGTTCGGACAAGGGCACGCTGCTGCCGACGCTCGGCAACGTGCACATGATCTTGGCGAATCACAAAGCGTGGCAAGGCGTCATCGAGCAGGACGACTTCGGTGGCCGCGTGATGAAGCGTAAGGCACCGCCGTTCCGGCAAGGCGTGAAGGGCGAGTGGACTGACATGGACGATCAGCGCTGCGCGCTTTGGTTGTCGCAGCGCTACGGCCTCTCGGTGCGCACCGATATCGTGATGAACGCGGTTCTGTTGGTGGCGGATGAGAAGCACTTCCATGACGTGCGCGAATACCTCGAAGGGCTCAAATGGGACGGCGTGTCGCGCGTGCGATCGATGCCGTCGACCTACCTGCGTGTCGCCGACAGCGAGTATGTGCAGCTCGCGTTCAGGAAATGGATGATCGCCGCCGTCGCGCGCGTGATGGAGCCGGGCTGCAAGGTCGACAACGTCCTAATCCTCGAAGGCAAGCAGGGGCATCGCAAATCGACGGCGCTGAAGGTGCTGGCCGGCGCTTCGTGGTTCACGGATACGCCAATCCAGATCGGCAACAAGGACACATACGCGGTGCTGGCCGGGAAGTGGGTGATCGAGCTGGCCGAGCTGGACTCGTTGAACAAGGCCGACTCGTCGGCGGTGAAGAGCTTCTTCGCGACGGCCGTCGACCGGTTCCGCAACTTCTACGGCAAGCGGGCGACGGACGTCCCGCGTCAGTGCGTGTTCGCCGGATCGGTCAACTTCGACACGTACCTGAAAGACGAATCTGGCAACCGACGTTACTGGCCGCTGCGTGTCGGCGGTCTGGTCGACATCGACGGCATTGTGGCCGTTCGTGATCAGCTCTGGGCGGAAGCCGTGCACCTGTATCGCTCGGGCGTCGTGTGGCACGTAGAAGAGCATGAGCGCCCGCTGTTCGAGATCGAGCAAGCGGAGCGCTACGAGGGCGACGTGTACGAGGACAAGATTGCCAAGGCCCTGGAGTTCGTGTCACGCACGACGATGGAAGAGATCCTCGCGGACATCCTGAAGCTCGATACGTCGAAGTGGACGCTGGCAGAGCAGCGCCGCATCGGCAAGGCGTTGAAGTCGCTCGGCTGGGTGCGCAAGCGCGAGTCGACTGGATCGCGCGGTTGGTACTACGTGAAGGAAGAGCAAGAGCCGGAAGCGGAGCGCGAACTTGTCGCAGCAGGCGATGACGACAGTCCGCTGTAATCGCGTGGCGCGCTGTGCCTGCACGGTAAGCGCGCCACTTGCCCCGTCTTGGCGCGCTGTGGATGTCCCATGTCCCAACGTCCCAAGGCGCGGTCTCGGGCGCGGGTGCAGGGGCGCGACATGCGCGACGTGAGCGGCGCATGTCGCATGTCGCGGGCGCGCACCCCTGCAAGCCTTTTCCCTTGGGACATTGAGACATTAGGACGAATAGGAGAGAGCTGTGATCGATTTGATGGAGCGGGCAGGCATTGCAATGAGCATTCGTGGTCAGTTCACTGACCCGATTGCCGATCCTAAAGTTACTTTGGGCGCACTCGCATTTGCGAACGATCTGGGTCGGTTGCTGGTTCGGATCAAGGCGGGGCAAGAGACAAGGCCGGAGACAATCCGCAAGGCAACGTTGCTGTTTGCGCAGATGATCCGATTGTCGGGCAGGTTTAAGCGCAACCGGTTCACGGGCCTGAACCGTGAGGAGCGTCGCGATCAGCGCGCAGGCCGCGAAGTCGAACGCGCAAAGGTCGATATTGTTGAGCGCTTCGCGTTGCGCGTGCTGGACGAGTGGATCAACGACCAATGCGTGCGGTGCGAAGGGCGCGGAATCGTGCGGCGCGACGGTCGTTATATCTGTCCGGACTGTGCTGGCTCGGGCAAGCGGCCGATCGACGATGCAGCGCGTGCGCATGCCCTCGGCATTCCACTCGATGAATGTCGACGCCATTGGTCGAGGCGCTTTCACGACATGCATTCGCTGCTCGATCACGTGAATGGATCGGTGTCCGACACAATGCGTCGCCAAATGCGAGAATGAAACATCTTTCATTCCAAGAGTAGATCGCGTAAACTTCGAACATCCTTTACCGCATCACTGGATATTCGCTGGCACCGCGCGTTAGTCGTGCAAACCTCTCGGGACATAAGAACACATAGTGGAGCCCGTTAGGTCGTGTGGGGGCGTTCGTCCCTACGAAATGAATTCTGAAGCCCTGAGCGCGAAAGCCCTCGGGGCTTTTGCTTTTGGGGCATGCATGCCCGTCGAGGTATCCGATGAACAATGAACGATTTGTTCCGGCGCAGCCGGGATGTCTTGCCTGGGGAGTCATGGAGGTCGACGACAGGCGCGTCGCGTACTATTGCGGCGAAGTGGTTGCGTGGCACATGGAGCAGGATGACTGGCCGATCGACAAGACGAGACCGCGATTCGTCGCGCGCCCGGTTTTATTGGGCGAGTGGCCGATGGGATTGGTTGTGGAGCGTGACGGGAGGTTTTACGGCGAAGGGTGTGAATACTGCCGGTTTGAATCGTGGTTGCGCTCGGAAGGCTTGGTCGTCAATGCGGAAGACGCCGACCTCGCCCGCAAGCTCTACTGCATCGACGATGATCTCACCGCGAGCGGTGCCAGCGCAGCGGATTTGATCGACGACCTGCATCGCGAGAATGAGCTGCGTGTGGCGGTCGGATCGAAGGTCGCTGCTACCGTAGGTCTGATCAAAGGCGTCGTGCGGGTGGCGAAGCACGACGATGGCATCCACATTGTCGTGGGCGTGGATGGCGACAATGTGGATGGCAAGGCTATGGTAGACCTGCTGTCGCGGGTCGGGGCGAGCGCGGTTACCGCTGTCTAGTTTCCTGATGGCCGCAAGACGAGCATTGCAACACATCCAGCTTTGCCCCGAGCACGCCGAAGGTCGGGTCGGGTGCGGACGATGTGACCTTGAATGTCGCATTGTTGCATAGCGGGCAGACTTGACCGCCGGGGGCAAGCTTTGCTTCGAGCGCCGCGACTCGCGCCTTGAGCGCATCGATCTCGCTGGGGGCCGCAGCAATTCGCTTCCATCCCGGCACGCGTTCAAGGGTTTTCATGACATCTTCGAGCAGTCCCATCGGGTCTCCGTATCGAGCGGTTTGAGGTCGCGCGATTGTCTCACGGCTCGCTTGACGCACGCGTGCGTCGCGGACATGGGTTGTTGAGCCTATTGGAAGGGCGCTTGCCCTTATAAATGAATTCTGAAGCCCTGAGTGCGCAAGCCCTCAGGGCTTTTTGCATTGGGGCGCTGAAATGCGAATCGAGTCGACGAGCACCGGGCCGAGCGAGGTCTGGTCGACGTGGGATGAGGATCGAAGCATGGGGCGCGTTACTGCGCGGTGCTTCGTGTTTGACGATGCGATGGACCGTGTCGTGTGGGCGATGGACCGAGGTGGCGATGGCGCAACCGCCGATGTCGCGATCGGTGCCGGCCTGCCTATTTTTTGAGCAGGCGGGGACCCTCTGGGCATCGCCACACGCGGGGGCTCGCACCCGCGTTTTTTCTCTACTGGCGAGTCTCCATAGGGGGTCATATTCATGCCGACTCAGCAGCAGATCGCTGACCATCTCGACCTTGACCAGTCGGCCGTGTCGCGGTTCGTCGACAAGGTCCAGCTCGATTACCGCGTGGCGTCGATCGACGAGATCCGCGTCGCGTATATCCGGCATTTGCGCGAGGTCGCGGCCGGCCGGTCCAGCGGTACGGGAATCGATCTCGTCGCCGAACGGGCGAAGACCGAGATCGTCGATCGCGAGATCAAGCTCCTGACGCTGGCCGAGAAGAAGGGGCAGCTCGTCAACGCGGCGCAACTCGAACAGGCGTACGGCCTGATGGTCGGCGCATTTCAAACGGAGCTGCTATCGCTCTCCGACAAACTGGTGCAGGAGCTGCGCACGCTGTACGGCGTCGAGGTGGACGTCGAATGGTTGAACGAGCATATATATGGATGCCTTGAGCAGCTTTCTGAATACGACCCAGACAGTCCACGCGGTGATTCGCCGGATCGCGAAGATGCTGCGACCGCCGGAGCGGATTGGGACGACGGACTGGGCACGCAAACATCGTAGGTTGAGCGCGAAGGGTTCGGCCAGCCCCGGCCGGTATAACCCGAACATCACGCCGTGGGTGTTCGGCATGCACGAAGCGCTGGACGATCCGACCGTACAGAAGATCGTGTGCATGAAGTCGGCGCAGGTCGCGTGGACAGATGGCGTACTGCTGAACTACATCGGCAAGCGGATCGACGTTGACCCGTGCCCCATGATCGTCATGTTCCCGAAAGAGAAGACGGCGAAGAAGTTCAACCTGGAGAAGTTCGAGCCAATGGTCGAGGTGACGCCTCGCCTGTCGGCGAAATTGCCGGTGCACGCGGCCCGCGACAAAAACAACTTGTGGGATCACAAGACGTTCGCACGCGGCTTCCTGAAGTTCATCACGTCGAACGCGCCGGACGAAGTGAAGTCGACGCCGGCCCCGGTCGTCGCGGTCGAGGAACCGGACGACGCGAATACGAACGTGCGTGAGCAGGGCGATTCGATCACGCTGCTGGAGGAACGGAACAAGAGCTATTCGGCCCGGCGACGCAAGATGATCTTGGGCGGCACGCCGACCATCGACGGCCTGTCGCGCATCCAGCAGGCTTACGCGGCATCGGATCAGCGCGTGTATCTGGTGCCGTGCCCTGATTGTGACGAGGAGCATGAGCTGGCGTGGGAAAACGTCACGTGGAGCGAGGGCGCCGAAGTCGTACATGAGGTCTACGGCCGTGCACAACCGGAGACGGCCCGTTACACCTGCTCGCATTGCGGATCGTTGTGGGACGACGCGACGCGCATTCGCGCGGTCCGTCGCGGTCGATGGGTGGCGACGGCACCGTTTCACGGCGTTGCCGGCTTCCGCATCAACGAGCTGGTGTCGCCGTTCCCCGGCTCGAACATGGCCGAGCTGGTCAAGAAGTGGCTGACGGCCGACAAGGCGCTGCGCGAGGGCGACGATACGAAGATGCGTTCGTTCGTGAACAACTCGCAGGGCCGGGCGTACAAGTACAAGACCGATCTGCCCGAGCTCGACGTGCTCGCGCAACGTGCGCTGCCATACGCGGAGCTGACGGTGCCGCTCGGTGGTCTGGTGTTGACGCTCGGCGTCGACGTGCAACACGACCGGCTCGCGATCGTCCTGCGCGCATGGGGGCGCGGCGAGGAAAGCTGGCTCGTTTTGTGGGGCGAGATCTACGGCAATGTGACGGAGCAACAGCAAGACCCGATGACGGGCGGCGTATGGGGCGCGTTGACGATGCTGTTGTCGCACGCATACCGGCATGAGAATGGCTGGCTGCTGCGTATACGGGCAACGTCGATCGACTCGTCGGACGGTGCGACGTCGGACGCCGTATACAGGTATGTGCGCGCGGCGCAGCAGGCCGGTTACAACGTCATGGCCGTCAAGGGCAGCAGCAACGTCGACGCGGAGATTTTCAGCGTGCCGAAGGCGTCGATCGACTCGACGCGCAACAACAGCAAGGCGGCGAAGTACGGGCTGCGGCCGTATATGGTCGGTGTGAGCCGCGCGAAGGATCTGATCCTCGAAAACCGGCTGAAGCTCGAGGGCGAAGGGCCGGGCCGCATGCACTGGTATAGCGGCGTGCGCAGTGACTACCTGTCGCAGCTCACGGCGGAGGTCAAGGTGCCGGGGCCGCGTGGCGGTAAGCGCGTGTGGAAGAAGATCAGCCCGAGAAACGAAGCGCTGGATTGCGAAGGGTATGCGTTGCACGCGGCCCGCAGTGTGAAGGTGCACCTGATGAAAGAAGCGGACTGGCAAGCCGCGCAGCATCGTGCGTCGCAGGTCTCGCTGTTTGATGCGGTCCCGGTGCTGGAGGCATTGCCGACGGCGCTGCCGGCCGAGGTGCCGCCCGATCCGCCGGACGTGCCCGAGATTATCGAGACGCCGCGGCCGTCGCCGCAGGTAGCAAAACCCACCGAAACCCCGCCACCGAGCGGGGTTTCGCGCATTCAGGGGCGTCGTGTTGGTCGCTCGACGTACCTGAAGCGGCGCTAAACGAGGAATGGCATGGCATACACGAAACAGGATCTGCAGAGCATCCAGTCGGCAATCGCGAAGGGCGAGCTGGAAGTCCAGTATGCCGACCGGCGCGTGAAATACCGCTCGATCGGCGAGCTGCGTGAGGCACGCACCGAGATCATTCGCGACCTGAACGGTGCGGCCGGTCGTTCGTCGATCTTCCGGATTCGCCACGCCGGCAAGGGGGTGCGATGAAGGGGAGCTTTCCGTCACTCGCGCAGCGCGGGTTTGTGGTGCCGACGCGGCTGAAGGCGGCAGCGTACGAGTCGGCGAGTACGACGGGCGCACGGGCGAAGTCGTGGCGCACGTCGGGCGCGGGACCGAATGCTGCGGCGGTGCAAAACCTGCCGCTGCTGCGCTCGCGCGCTCGCGACGCGATCCGCAACGAGTCGTGGGCAAAAGCGGTCATCGAGCGGCTTGTCTCGAACACGATCGGCACTGGCATTCAGGCGCATCCGCAGCACCCGAACGATGCAGTGCGCAAAATGCAAAAGCAACTTTGGGAGGATAGCTGCGAGGAGATCGACGCGGACGAACGGGCCGACATCGGCGGAGTACAGACGCTGGCGGGCCGAGCATTTTTCAGCGATGGCGAGGTATTGGTGCGTCGCCGATTGCGCAGTCCGCGTGAGGGCTTGGCGGTTCCGATGCAGATCCAGCTACTAGAAGGCGATCTGCTGCCGGTGGAGAAGAACGAGATCGTGGCGGGCGGGGGCGAGATTATCAACGGCGTCGAGTTCGATGCGGACGGTCGGCGTGTTGCTTATCACCTGCTGCAGCGTCATCCCGGCGAGTACGGGCGGGCGTCGACGACCAACATGCAGACCGTGCGCGTGCCGGCTGACGAGATCGCGCACGTTTTTCATGCGCTTCGGCCCGGACAGGTGCGCGGCGTGCCGGTGCTGTCTACCGTGCTGCTGCGGCTCAAGTCACTGGACAACTTCGACGATGCAGTGCTGTTTCGGCAAGAGGTCAGCAATCTCTTTGCAGGGTTCATCACGAAGCCGCCAGCCGAGCCGGGCCTCATGGGCGATCCAGTGACGGGCGCGGCGATGGAGTACGACGTCGACGGCTTCTCACCGGTCGTATCGCTCGAACCGGGGAGCATGCAGGAGCTGGCGCCGGGCGAAAGCGTCACGTTTGCGGAGCCACCGGGTGCGGGGACCGACTACGGCCCGTTCATGCGTCAGCAACTGATGGCCGCTGCGGCGTCGGTCGGCATGCCGTACGAGGTCATGACGGGCGATCTGCGCGACGTGAGCGATCGCGTGCTGCGCGTGATCTTGAATGAGTTCCGGCGATCGATCGAACAGCTCCAGTGGAACGTGTTCATTCACCAGTTTTGCCGGAAGGTGTGGCGCTGGTGGGTCGACGCTTGCGCGTTGTCGGGCGCGATGCCGATGCCGGATTACTACCGACGTCGTCGCGACTATCTGCGGGTGCGATGGGTGCCGCAGGGCTGGCCGTATATCCATCCGGTGCAGGACGTCACGGCGAAGCGAATGGAGATTCGCTCCGGGCTGGCGAGCCGGACCGGTGCGGTGCTTTCGCGTGGTGATGATCCGGAGCAGGTCGATCGAGAGAACGCGGACGATCTCGCGCGCGAGCGCCGGCTCGGGATTCGATATGACACGCTCGATCCGGTCGACGGGGCGGGCGATCTTTCTAATGGGGATGGCGAATGAAAGGCAAGAAGCGGTGGTGGGACATCCGCGCGCAAGCGAATGCGGCGGGCGGGAACGAGGTCGAAATCCGGATCTACGGCGACATTGGATTTTGGGGCACCGACGCCGAACTGTTTTCGACGAAGCTGGACGAGGTGGCGTCGACAGCGACGTCGATCGTCCTCGCGATCAACTCAATGGGCGGCGACGTGTTCGATGCGTTCGCGATCTATAACGCGGTGCGTCGGTATAGCGGCAAGGTGACCGGGCGCGTCGATGGTGTCGCCGCATCGGCTGCGTCGCTGATCCTGATGGCATGCGACACGATCGAGATGCCGTCGAACGCGCGGCTGATGATCCACAACCCGAACACCGTTGCGGCCGGCGAGGCGGAGGATCTGCGCAAGCTCGCCGATCTGCTGGACAGCACGTCCGACAGCATGTTGGCGGCCTACGTCGAGCGCAGCGGCCAAACCGCAGAGGAAGTCCGCGCGATCATGGATGCCGAGACCTGGCTCACGGCCGCGCAGGCGAAGGAGCAAGGTTTCTGCGACGCGATTGTCGATCCGATCCGGATCGAGGCGTATGCGGGCGCGGCACGGCTCGCCGCACGCTATGCGGCGGTGCCGGCCGAAATCCGCGCCTTGCTGGAGGACGACAGCGAGGTAACGCCCGACCCGACGCCTCATCCGTTGCCGACGCCCACACCTGCGCCGGGGCCGGACGTGTCGGTTCTCGCTGCCCACGTCTACAGCGCGTGCCGCGACGCGCGGATCGAGCACTGCGCGGAGGGCATCGTGCTGGCGACCGGCCTGCGCGACCGCGCGAGCGTCGACGCCGCGATCCGCAACGCGCAGGACATCGCCGGTATCTGTCTGGCCGCGAGCCTGACCGAGTTGACGGCCGGCTTTGTCTCGGATGGCCTGTCGCCCGATCAGGTACGCGCGCGGCTGTTCGAGCGCATGACGGCCTCGCAGAAGCCGATCAACCATCGTGCTGCCCCGGTTGCGTCGCAAGACGCGCCCGTGGTCGCGAATGCGCCGCGTGCGGCGTCCATCTACGCGGCTCGGAAGAGCGGCAAGTAACTTTGACGTAACCCGAGGAGGGGAAAACTCATGTCGAACTGGAAGGTACAGGCCGCTCTGACGGCCGAATTTCTCGTGTCGGAGGGCAACGGTCAGATCTCGCGCGAGCACATCATCGTCAAGGCCGGCCCGGCGCTGCCGGCCGGGCAGGTGCTCGGCGTGACCAGTACCGGCGAGTATGCACCGTACGACAACACCGCGAACGACGGTTCCGAAGTCGCAGCGGCCGTGCTCTATGCGCCGTTGGCGGCGTCCGAAGCACCGCGACCGGCGACGGGTGTCGTTCGGCTCGCCGAAGTTGTTGGCGGGCTTCTGACGGGGATCGATGCAGCCGGTCGCGGGGATCTCGCCGAGCGACACGTGATCGTTCGCTGATCACATCACACCCCATTCAAGGCCACGCTATCCGCGTGGCCTTTTTCGTATTCATTTTCATGTCGGAGGCTGTATGGCGGATATCGCCCTGTTTCAAGACGACGCGTTTTCGCTGTCGTCCCTGAGTGCTGCGATCAACGAGCAGCCGTATGTTCCGGGCCGGATCGGCACGCTCGGGCTGTTCGAAGAGGACGGCATCACCACGACGACGATCCAGATCGAGCGCGACGGCGACACGCTGTCGCTCGTCGCGTCTGGCCAGCGCGGTGCACCGGCCGCTGTTGTCGCGGGCAGCAAGCGCAGCATGATCCCGTTCAACACGGTGCATCTGCCGCAGCGTGCGGTAATCATGGCCGACGAAATCGCGAACCTGCGTGCGTTCGGTTCGGAAACGGAGCTGGAGGCACTCCAGACCGTCGTGAATCGCCGACTCGCGAAGATGCGTCGGCAGCTCGATGCGACGCACGAATTCCACCGCATCGGCGCAATCAAGGGCGCGGTGCTCGACGCGGACGGCAAGACGGTGCTGATCGATCTGCTGAAGTACTTCGGTATCGAACAGACGGTCATTGCGTTCGAGCTGTCGACGGCGACCACCGAGATTCGCCAGAAGTGCGTCGAGGTGCAGGACGCGATTGAAGATGCGCTCGGCGCGATGACGTACACGGGTGTGCGCGTGCTCTGCGGGCGCGAGTTCTGGAACAAGCTGATCGCCGCGAAGTCGGTGAAGGAAACGTATCTCGCGTCCGTGATGGCCGCACAGCTGCGTGGCGATGCGCGTGACGCGTTCGACTTCGGTGGCTGCACGTTCGAGCGTTATCGCGGTCGCGTCGGCGATGTCGGGTATGTCGCGGACGACGAAGCGCATGCGGTGCCGGAGGGCGTGTCCGATCTGTTCATCACGCGTTTCGCGCCGGCCGACTACGTCGAGGCGGTGAACACGACGGGGATTCCGTACTACGCGAAGCAGGAACTGATGCCCTTCGGCAAGGGCGTCGAGGTCGAGGCGCAGTCGAACCCGATCCACCTCTGCACGCGCCCGAAAGCGCTCATCAAGCTGAAGGCGTGAAATGGCGTTCCGGGATCTGATCTCGGACGTCGACGCTGCGGTCCTGCGCGACCTGGGCGATGCGGACATCACGATCGACGGCCGGCCCGTCGAAGGTATGTTCGCGTCGCCTTGGATCGGCCCGGACCTCGGTAGCCAGCGTACGCAACTGGTTGCGCCAGTGTTCCATGTGCGTGATCGCGATGCTGTTGGGGTCCGGCAAGGCAGCATCCTGATCGCGAGCGAGGAGCGTTACCGGGTGCTCGAAGCGAAGCCGGACGGCACCGGCTGGACAGTCCTCATTCTCCAGTAGGCGATATGGACGATCTGAAGATCGAAATCGACATCAAAGAGGCGACGGCGGTGCTGCAAGGGTTGTCGCCGTCCGCGATGCAGGCTGCGTGGCGACGGACGTTGCGCAAGACGGCCGGGTGGATCAAGAGCCAGACGGCAAAAGAGGTCGGGGCCGCGACGAAGATCCCGCAGAAGGCGATCCGTCGCCGCCTCTACTTCTTTCTTCGCTCGGCTGATACCGGCAAGGTGTGGCTCGGCCTGAACCCGATCGAAGCGCATCGTCTCGGCAAGGCGACGCGGACGCGCAAGGGGATGCGAGTCGGCCGCCAGTCGTTCGAGGGCGCGTGGCGACAGACGAATCGGAAGCCGGACGGCCCGATTTACGAGCGCGTCGGTAAAGAACGGATGCCGTACCGGATGGTGACGGTGGCGTGGCAGCAATCGGGCGACCCGGCATTTCGGCGGGCCGCGAAAGCCTGCGAGGCTCGGCTGATGGTGATTCTCCGTCAGGAAGTGAACTACGAACTGCAGAAGGTGATGCGCCGTGCTTGAGAATCTGAAAGCGCTACATGAGGCAATCGAGCGCGGCATGCGCGCGAAGCTGCCCACGATGAAGCGGATCGAGGCATATCCACGGCTCGGTCAGAAGATCGACACGCCGTTGATCGCGATCGAGCTGAGCGAGTTCGAACCCGGTCACGACGATGGGACCGGCGACGTCGCGCTGATTGCACGCATGCAGGCCCGCGTCGTGTTCGATCCGATCGACGACGGCGCGGAGCTGGCCGTGCGCGAGGTCGCGGCGCGCGTCGCAATGGTCGTGCACGGGAACACGTGGGAACTGCCGATCACGCCGGGAAAGGTCGTGCAGGTTGCCGAGGATCCGTTCCGCCCGCAGCTCGATACCTACTGTGTTTGGGTCATCGAATGGACGCATGAATTCGGCCTAGGCATCGAGCTGGACGACATCCCGGACGGGCGGGCGATCGTATGGGGTGTTGACCCGGACATTGGTCCGGGCAACGAGGGGCAGTACTGGGATCCCGGTGCGGAAGGCGGCGAATCATGAGCGACTACGAGCTGGGCGAGATCGATCGCCGCATGGCCTGCATGGTGCAGCACGGGACTGTCGAGAACGTCGCGTATCAGCCGCCACAGTGCCGTGTGCGGATCGGCGATTGGGTCAGCGACTGGATGCCGTGGAAGACGGCCGCAGCGGGCGTCGTGCGCTTTTGGCGTCCGCCGTCTGTTGGCGAGCAGGCGTCGATGTTCGCGCCGTCCGGCGATCTGGCTGGCGCATATGCGGTGCCGGGCTACTACTCGGATCAGCACGGTGGTTCTGCTCGGTCTGATCCGAACGAGACCGCATGGGATTACCCGGACGGTGCGTCGGAGGTCTATGACCACGAGAAGCACGAATACCGCGTCGACGTTCCGGCAGGCGGGCGGATCGTGTTCCGTATCGGCGCTACGGAGCTGGAGCTACGTGCGGACGGCGTGACGTTACGCACGGAGAAATTGCTCGGCGACGTTCCGGATTCGACGTTCACGGGCAACACGACGACGGAGAAGCTGTTGACGTTCAACGGCGGGATGCAGGGCAAGGGTGGCGGTGACGGTGGCCCTGCCGTCCAGGTCGAGGGCGGGGCACGTTACACGGACGACGTTGAAATTGGCGGCAAGTCGTTCCTCAGACATTCGCACATGGAAGAGGGTGACGGTGCGCCCGTGTCGCCCCCGTTGTAACGCGCACATTCACAAAGTTGCTTTGCCCCGCTTCGGCGGGGTTTTGTTTTTGAGGGAGTCATCATGGCAAAAGATATTCCACAGGCAGCAACTCCGGCCGCTTCGCCCGGTGCGACGTTTCTCGATACGAGGTTCCGTAGTCGCGTGATCGTGTTTCCCAGCGGCGATGTCGTGCACGTCCTTTCCGGCGAAGCAATCGCACGAACGGCCGCGCAGATCGAATACCTCGACGCGCATCCGGACTTCAAACGGCTGGAGGAGCACGGATGAGCCGGTCGGGTGCACTCGTCGGCATGGACCGATGGACAGGTGCGCCGATCAGTGGTGTCGCGCACCTGAAACAGAGTCTCGGCGACATCCTCAGCACGCGCAAGGGCACTCGCCGGGAGCTGCCCGAATACGGTTCGGATCTTCCGTTGATGGTCGATCTTCCGGTCACGCGCGGATGGATCTCGGCGGCGCAGGCCGAGGCCGCACGCGCGATCGGCCGATGGGAGCCGCGTATCAAGCTGGCTCAGGTCAAGGTGCTGTCGGTCATCGACGGCAAACCAACGTTCGCGATTCGCGGCGAGTACGACGGCACGGCCGTCGAAATCGAGGTGCCAACATGACGATTATCGATCTCGCCTCGCTGGACCCGCCTGATCTTGTCGAGGTGCTCGACTTCGAGGCGGCGTTCCAGATGAAGCTGGAGTACTTCAAATCGATCTATCCCGACTGGACGGCTGCGCTGAAGTCGGATCCAGTCGTCAAGCTGATTGAGCTGGCGGCGTATGACGAGATCCGCGCAGCAGCGCGCCTCAATGACGCTGCCCGCGCGGGCATGCTCGCTTTCTCGACGGGCGCTGACCTTGAGCATCTAGCAGTGCTGCTGGATACGGAGCGCGCAGTCGTTGAGCCCGGCGATCCGGAGGCGAATCCGCCAGTCGAGCGGCGCATGGAATCCGACGACCGGCTGAAGTTGCGCACGCAGATGTCGATGGAGCGTGCGACGGTCGCCGGACCATTCGCGGCATACCGTGCGTTTGCAATGGACGCATCGGCCGATGTCCTCGATGTCGCTGTCGATCAGCCTGAAGCGGGCACGGTACGGCTCACGATCATGTCCGCACGCGGTGACGGTGTGCCGGATCAGGCATTGCTCGATCTTGTCCGCGCGAAGGTTTCACCCGAGACAGTTCGCCCGCTCAATGACACGGTTCTGGTCGAGCCGGCGATCAAGATCGAGTATGCGATCGATGGGCTGATCTACGTCGGCAGCGGACCAGATCCGAACATTGTGCTCGACGCACGTCGCAAGGCGCTTGGTGGCGTGGTGGCTAAATCGCGCCGGCTTCGTGCCGGCATGCCGCGATCCGCGATTGAAGGGGCGCTGCACGCGCCTGACAGCGGCGTCACGCGCATCGAGCTGATGTCGCCTATTGGAGATATCACGTGCGGTACGCGCGAATTCGCGCACTGTACGAGCATCAATCTGGAGGTCAAGGCCGATGACGCGTGAACCACTGCTGCCGTCCAACCAGACGCCGCTGGAGGCGGCGCTCGCGCGCGTGCTGCGCCCGAGCGTCGATCCCGAGATCTTGCGCACGTTGTGGGATGCGGATCGTTGTCCGACCGCATGGTTGCCGTGGCTCGCATGGGCGCTCGCCGTCGACGGTTGGGAACTGGCGGAATCCGAAGACGCGCGGCGAGCGCTGGTGAAGGGCTCGATGGCGCTGCACCGGAAGAAGGGCACGCCGTGGGCTGTGCGGGAGGTGATACGGCGGCTCGGTTTCGGCGAGGTAACGATCATCGAGGGGCGCAGTGGGCGACGGCGCGACGGCTCGTTTGTTCGTAATGGCGAGCAACTGCACGGGAAGGCAAGCGCATGGGCCGAGTACATCGTGAAGCTTGGCGTGCCGATTACCCGTGATCAGGCCGATAAGCTGTGGCGGGCAATCGAGCGTTACGCGCCTGCACGCAGTCGGCTTGCTGCGCTCGACTATGCGGCCGTACCGATCCGACACAACGGCGTTGCGCGGCGGGACGGGCAATACACGAGAGGGAGCATTACAACATGACCAATTTGGTTGAAATTGAGCGGTGGGAAGATGGGGTCTATCAGCTCGAAACATCGGATCCCGTCGTCGGCGGACCTGAGGGAATCGACAACCTTCAGGCGAAGCAACTCGCGAACCGGACGCGCTACCTCAAAAAGGCAGTCGAGGCGGGGCAAAGTGGCTTTGACGCGCACGTTGCGGCGGTCGATCCGCATCCGCAGTATGCGACGCATGCGGACCTCGCGGAAAAGTTGGCCGCGTTGGTGGCGCAGTCCCCGGAGACGCTCGATACGCTCAGTGAACTCGCGAAGGCGTTAGGCAATGACCCCAACTTCGCGACGACGATCACGAATCAACTTGCGCTAAAAGCGCCGCTGGACTCGCCGGCTTTCACTGGTACGCCGAAGGGCACCACTGCGCCGCAGTTCGACAGGAGCGTGAGGCTTACGACCAACGAATTTCTGCAGCGTGCGCTTGGGAACTTCAATCTGAGCAGCGGCACGGGGTCCGGCATCGGCGCCGCTGCGACAGCACTGGCGAACGACGACATCGGCGGCTTTCATTACTTCAACGGTGCCGGGGCCCAGACGGCCACACTGCCGAGCGAAACGGGCTTGCCGCCGGGCGCTGCGATCTCGTTTCAACGTGGCGCTCAAGCCGGATTGACAATTGGGACAAAGAACTCGAACGCGATCATCGATACGACGGTCGGGCTCGCGTCGTCGATCACGCTGATGGCCGGCGAGTTCGTCGTGTTGGTATGGAGCGGTACGTATTGGCAGGCGTTCGGGACTTATACGCAACGCGTCGGCCAAACGTTCGCCAGTTCGCTCGGGACAAACGGTTGCCAAAAACTGCCGAGTGGGATGATTTTTCAGTGGGTCACGGGCACCAGCGACGCGAACGGCAACATGACGCTCACGCTTCCGCTCACTTTTCCAAACGCGGTACTGGGCGGCATGGCGAATGAGTCGAATCCGGGCGGTTGGGCTTCTAACACCGCAACGATCTGGGCATTCGACGGGGCGTGGTCAACACAATCCACGGTTGTGGCTCGCGTGCGAACGATATCTAACCCGGCGGGGCCTGCGATAGCCGGCGGCATTGCCGGTCGAATCTTCTGTTGGGGAAAGTGACATGGGACAAAAACTCGCCGCGTACAGCGCGGACGGCAACATCGTTGCCTTTTACGACACGGTCGATAGTCCCGCTCCTGATGGAGTCGCCGTTATCGAGATCACCGCAGAGCAACTGGACGATCTCATGCGTGCACAAGCGATAGGAAAGCGCCTTGCGGTCAAAGACGGAGTGCCCATCGCTGTCGATCCGCCGCCGCCGACGCGAGCGGAACTCGCCAATGCAAAACGAGCGCAGCGGGACGCGGCACTGAAGGCGACAGACTGGCTCGTTTCCCGGCACCAGGACGAGCAACTGTTGGGTGACGGGACGACTCTGACGCCCGACCAGTTTGCGACGCTGCTCCGCTATCGGCAATCGCTGCGGGAAGCGAGTGACCTTCCCGGCTGGCCGAATGCGGAGCTACCGTCGCCACCACCATTTGCGGGTGCGCAGCCGGTTGCGACGGTATAGCGCCGATATCGACTCGTCCGTATGTGTGGCCGCTCATTGAGCGGCCTTTTTATTTGTAGCTTTCTCGGAGACCTGAATGGCTGCTACTTCTTTCTATCACGGCGTGACGACCGTGCTCGTCGACGTCGGCCCGCGTACGATCGCCGTGCCGTCGACGTCGGTTGTCGGCATCGCCGATACCTACACGCCCGGCCCGGACCTTGTCGCACCGCACGTGCCCGTGCGTATTACCAGCGAATACGACGCCGCCGCAGCGTTCGGCGAGACGAGCGCGATCACGCGCGCGATTCAGGGCATCTACAAGCAGAGCAAGACGGTCATGGTGGCGGTCGGCGTCCCGGCCGATCAGACCGACGCCGAGCTGACATCCGCGATCATCGGTGGCGTGTCGGCAGGCGGTGTTCGCACCGGCATGCAGGCACTGCTTGACGGTAAATCGCTGTTCGACCTGAAGCCGCGGCTGCTGCTCGCGCCGGGACACACGGCCAAGCAGCCGGTCGCGACGGCGGCCGACGAGCTGGCCGCGAAGCTGCGCGCAATCGCGATCGTCGACGGGCCGAACAAGACCGATGAGGACGCGATCCAGTACGCGAAGAACTTCGGAAGCAAGCGGCTGTATCTCGTCGATCCCGGCGTGCGGTATTGGGACACGGCGAGGAACGCGGACGTCGATGCGCCGGCATCTGCGTACGCTGCGGGTCTGTTCTGCCAGACCGACGCGGCGATCGGCTTCTGGGCGTCGCCGTCGAACAAGGAGATCGTCGGGATCAGTGGCACGAAGCGGCCGATCGAATTCCTCGACGGTGACGAGACGTGTCGCGCGAACCTGCTGAACAACTCGTTCATCACGACGATCATCCGCGACGGTGGGTTCCGCCTGTGGGGCAACCGCACGCTGTCGGCCGATCCGAAGTGGTCGTTCGTGACGCGTGTGCGCACGCTCGACATCGTGATGGACGCCGTGCAGGCAGGCCATAAGTGGGCCGTCGATCGCGGTATCACGGCGACGTACGTGAAGGATGTGACCGAAGGGCTGCGGATGTTCATGCGCGACCTGCGCACGCAGGGTGCGGTGATCAACTTCGAGGTGTACCCGGATCCGAAGCTCAATTCGGCGTCGCAACTCGAACAGGGCAAGGTGTACTGGAACATCCGCTTCACGGACGTTCCGCCCGCAGAAAACCCGATCTTCCGTTTCGAAGTCACGAACGAGTGGCTGACGGAAGTTCTCGATACGCAATCGTAAGAGGTGACGCATGGTTCCGGAAACTCTAAACAACATGGCGCTGTACGTCGACGGGCGCGGCTTTGCCGGCCGCTCCCCCGAAGTCAGTCCGCCGAAGCTGAAGATCAAGACGGAGGACTATCGCGCGGGCGGCATGGACGCGCCGGTCAAGGTCGACCAAGGCATGGAGGGACTGCAGGCGGCGTTCGCGATGGGCAGCGTCGAGCGTGAAGTGCTGAAGTTCTTCGGGCTGGCCGACAACAACGCATTCAACGCGACGTTTCGCGGTGCGTTCCGCGACACGCGCGGCAAGGTGAAATCGGTCGCGCTCATCATGCGCGGCATGCTGTCCGAATACGATCCCGGCAGTTGGAAGCCGGGCTCGACGTCGGAGCTGAAGTACACGGCCGAGCTGTCGTACTACAAGGCCGAGATCGACGGTGCAGTGATCTGCGAGATCGACGTGCTCAACATGATCCGCGTCATCGACGGCGTCGACCAGCTCGCCGACGTGCGCAAGGCGCTCGGTATGTAAGCGCTGCGGCCGGCCAGTGCGGCGGTCAAAGTAACTTTTCGATAACCCGAGGGGCGGTCCGTTGACCGCCCCTTTGTCATTTCTGAGGTGCTGAATGGAAACCGTGAAGATCACGCTGAAGTATCCCGTCTCGTTCGACGGCGTTGTGCGTAACGAGCTGGTGATGCGCCGCCCGAAGGTACGCGACATGCGTACCGCGAGCAAGCAGGCGCAGGGCGATGACGAGCTGCGCGAAATCGTGCTGTTCGCGACGCTGGCCGAAGTCGCTCCCGACGATATCGAAGCAATGGACATGGTCGATTACGACGCCATGCAGCGTGCGTATGAATCCTTTCGATCCGTTCGTCCGGCTTCCAATCGGAACGGTGAAGGCGCTGGCCCGGCGGATGATGAAGGAGTACGGAACGCAGCCGCAGTCGGTTGACGACATGACGATCGACGAATTGTTGTGGTGGCTGACGGATTGAGCGAGGACTGACATGGCACGCGATATTGCACTTGGCATCGTCATCGGCGGTGCGGTGTCGGCAACGCTCGGTAAGGCGTTTGCTGATACGAATTCGAAGATCGTTGGCATTCGCAAAGCCGCTAGCGAGCGCGGAATGTGGCAGCGGCAGATCGGAGAGACGGCGAAGCTGCAACAGGAGTTTCGCAGGCTTCACCTCGCGGGCGACAGCGCTGCGGAAGGAATCCGGCGCAAGCTGGAAGCGAATCTGGGCTCATTGCGTGCCGCTGGCGTTGAAGTCGATCGCCTCGATCGCTCGTACGCTCGTTTGGGTCGTACCGTCCGCAGCCTTGACACGCGTGCGGTAGGTCACGAACGGTTCGCGGCTGGTCGAGGTGGGATGCGCGATGCAATCGGGGACTCCGTAAAGCTCGGCGCGGCCGTCGCGGTGCCGACGGCGGTTTCTGCGCAGTATCAAGCAATCATTCGGGACATCGCCATCAAGGCCGGCATCGCGCGCACCGAGCAGGAACGCGCGATGTCCGAGCGCATCCGTCGTGACGCCCTGTCGAATGGCATGGGGCGCAACGAGCTGGCCGACGCCGTCAACCAGATGGTCGCGGCCGGGATGGACGTCGACCGGGCACTGAACTTCGGCCCGTCCGTGGCGAAATTCTCGGTGGGTCAGGGAGCGTCGAGTGTAGAAACCGCGCAGATGATTCAGGCGCTGCAGCAGAACGCCAACATCACGGATCCCAAGGCGATGATGAAGGCGCTCGAAGCGATCGCGTATCTCGGCAAGGAGGGTTCGTTCGAATCCGTCGACATGGCGCGGTGGTTCCCGGTGCTGCTTGCCGAAATGAAGAAGATCGGTATCACGGGGCAGGATTCCGTGACGCAGCTCGGCGCGATGCTGCAGGTTCAGATGAAGACCGCCGGCAACGCCGACGAGGCGGCGAACAACCTCAAAAACTGGTTCTCGAAAATCGGTTCGGGCGAGACCGAGCGCAACTACAAGAAGGCCGGCGTCGACTACGAAGCGAAGATGAAAGAGGCGATCGGCAAGGGCTGGTCGACGCTGGAGGCGTCGTTCGTGCTCGCTCGGGCGTACATCGAGCGTGTCGATCCGAAGAAGGCGGCGCAGCTCGCAGCGGTGGCGAAGCAGCTCAACAGCGAGCTGGACCCTGCCAAGCGTCAGGCGCAGATGCGGGCCTTCGAGGACACGATGAAAACCGGCGACCTGTTCAACGACATGCAGGTCAAGGCGGCGCTCACGGCCTACATGCAGAACGCCGATCTGTATCAGAAGCTCAAGCGCAATGCGGCGGACGCGAACGGCGAGATCGACAAGGATCTCGGTGACCGGCGTGCAACCTCGAAGCAGATCTGGAGCGAGGTCGCCCAGCAGTGGGACGACGCGATGCGCAGCATTGGCGATGCACTGCGGCCGGTGACGGATCGCGCCGGCAAGGTCGCGAAACGGACGGGCGAAACGGTGCAGCACGCGTCGGACGCCGCACCGGGTGCGACGGCGGCGGTCGTTGGCGTCATCGGCACGGCGATTGCCGTTCGTGGTGCCCGTGCCGCGTGGAACATGGGGCGCGGTGTGCTCGACATCCTGCGCGGCGGTTGGATGGCGCGACGCGGTGGCGGTGGAGCGGCCGGAGGCGGTGCCGCCGGCGGGCGGCTCGGTAAGGCGCTCGATGCGTTGAGTGGCGCTGCCGGGGGCGTGCAGCGCGTATTCGTTGTCAACTTGCCGGGCGGCGGCCTTGGCGGCGTTGCGGGGGCCGCAGGTGACCTACTCGGCGATCTGGCCGGAGGCGGCTCTGGCGGCGGCCCGGTTCCGCGCGGTCGTCTGGGTCGTGTCATCGGGGCGTTTCGGACGATCGTCGGCCGGTTCGCGCCTTACGCGGGAAAACTGGCCGTCGCCGCCAGTGTCATGAAAATCGCATTCGCAGCCAAGGATGCGTACGCGGTTGCACGCAGCGATCAGCCGTCCGCGCGCAAGGCGGAAGGGTACGCAAGCATCGGTGGTTCGCTTGCAGGGGGCATGATCGGGGCGAAGCTCGGGGCAGGTATCGGGGCGCTCGGCGGGCCGATTGGCGTGGCGGTCGGTGGTGTTGTCGGCGGTGCGATCGGTACGTTCGCCGGTGGAAAGTTACTTGGGGCGATGGCGCGGTTGGCGACGGGTTCGAAGGACGGCGACAGCGATGCGGCGAAGGCGGCCTCGAAGGTGGCGGCTGGCCCGGAATCGCCGCAGTCTCGACCGTTCAAGGTCGAGCAGCAAAACTCGTTTGCCCCGGTATTCCACATCAAGGTCGAGGGCGGCACGGACGCGGAGATCGCGGACAAGCTGCTCGCGCGCATCAATCCGCTGATTCAGCGAACGATGACCGAGTCGATGGACAAGAGTAACCGATCGGCCATGTTCGACGCACCGCATCTGTAAGGGGGGTGGATGGACTTCATTTCGAGTGTGACGCAGGCGGCAACGCAGGCGAGCATCGCGTCCGAACGTGTTCGGCACGTGGTGCGCGTGTTCGATCGGAATCGCAGCGCGAGTCAGAACACGGTCGACACGTTGACGAAGCTGGCAACGGGAAACCTCACGTCCGCCGCTGACCTGCTGCGTGGGGCGACGAGCCTGTTGTCGGTGGCCGGCGACCTGAGTCCGCAGATCGGCACGGTGATGCGCAGTTTCTCGGCAACCGGTGCGGCCGTCAGCGGCGTGCTGAAGATGATCGGGGGCGTCAATCACCCGTTGATCCAGTCGGCAGCGCAGTCCGTCATGGGTGCGTTGGGCGATGCGAAAACGCAGTTCACCGCGTTGGTCGGCGAGCAGACGATGGGTGCGCTGAAGTCGTTCGCGCAGACGACGGGCCTGAGTTCGGTTCTCTCCGGCCTGTTCGACAGCGCGACGTCTTCCACCCCTCATCTGCTGACGCTATCAACGGATGACGGGGACGCGTTCCACTTCGGACTATCGACGGCGGCTTACGACAAGCTGCGGCGTTCGACGCGCTTCAAGATCGCGTCGCAGGAACGCTTGAATCGCGAAGAGGCGCAGCAGCCGGTGAGTCAGGGTGGCGACACGATCACGCTGTCGGGTGTCGTGTTTCCGTCGCTCGGTGCCGGTTTCCGCCAGTTGGAAACGCTGCGCGCGATTGGTGCGAAGTTGAAGCCGGTACAACTGACGGCCGGCACGGGCGACGTGCTCGGGCGCTGGTATCTGCACAGCGTCGACGAAGAGCAGGAGGCGCTGATGTCGGACGGTGCGCCGCGCAAGCAAACCTACAGTCTGGAGTTTGGCCGCTATGGCGAAGATTTTGCGAACCTCTGACGGGGACATCCTCGACTCGCTCTGCTACGCCCATTACGGGACGTTGAAGGGCACCGTCGAGGCCGTGTACGAAGCCAATTCCGGCCTCGCGCGCGAGCCGCAGCCGTTCCGGTCGGGCGTGTTGATCACGATGCCGGATCTCGACACGCCGCGCGACGAACCGATTCAGCTCTGGTCGTGACGGAGGGACGATGCGTGCAATTTTTCAGATCGTCGCGAACGGCGCCGACATCACGCGCGTGATTCAGGACCGCGTGCTGCGGATCCAGACAACCGACAAACCGGGCCTTGAGGCCGATGAATGCGAGATCGAACTGGACGACCGGGACGGCAAGGTCCGATTCCCGCCGAAGGGCGCGACGTTGAAGATCTCGCTCGGATGGGAAGGGCAGGGGCTGTCGGTGCTCGGCGAGTATGCCGTGGACGAGATCGTGCTGCGCGGACCGCCGGCGACGATGATCATCCGCGGCCGACCGGCCAACATGCGGGCGACGTCGAAGACGCAGCGCAATGGTAGCTGGACGAACGTGAAGCTGGCCGACATCGTCGGCGACGTCGCGCGACGCAACAAATGGGTGGCCGCGTGCTCGGTCGACGCCGCCGTGCCGCGTGCCGATCAGTTCGGCGAAAGCGACCTGCATTTCATCACGCGGATCGCGCGGCAGTACGGTGCAACGGCGACGGTGAAGGCAGGCAAGCTGATCGTCGGGCCGATCGGCGGCGGCAAGAGCGCAAGCGGTAAGCCTCTGCCGGCGATCACGTTGACGCCGGCCGATCTGACGGACTACGAGATTTCGTTTCCGGATCGTGCCAGCTTCGTTGCCGTGCGGACGAAGGTACACGACAAGAAAACCGGGAAGAAGATTGACCTGACGATCCCGAATCCGGACGCGCCACCGGGGGCCGCTGCTGTCCATACCGAGCGCCATGCGTTCGCCAGCCCGGAGGCCGCGAAGGCCGGTGCGAAGTCGCGTCTCGAGAAGCTGAACCGACACACCGCGCGCAGCGTGCTGCGCATGAAGGGGCGCACGGACATATCGGCCGAGAAGACCGTGAAGCTCTCCGGCTTCAAGGAGGAGGCGGACGGCGATTTTCTTGTCGATACCGTACGAAACACCTATGCCGGCAACGGGTGGGAGACATCGGTCGAGCTGAACGCCGGCAACAAGGGCAAGGCGAAGGTCGGCCATCGCAAGAAGCCAACGAAGAAAGTCGACCTGGTCGTGCCGTCGCCGCCGAAGTAACACGCGCGCGTATCAATTTCTGGCAGCCGCCTCGGGGCAACTCGGGCGGCTTTTCTATTTTCAGCGGGGGTTTGATGGGTGATGAAAAGCAGGAGGGGCTGGCCGTCCAGATCGCGACGTTGACGCAGCAGATGCGTGCCGTCGCGGCGAGTGTCGAGGACATCAAGCGATCGGTACAGCCGTTCGCGGATCTCGACCGGCGGCTCGCGGAGATGGCAGTGCGAGCGGAGACGACGCGAGAGGACATCGGACTGTTGTGGAGCCGCTCGCGGGCTGAGGAGCGTGCTCGCGCCGAGCTGGCCGACGAGATCGCCGACGTCGATCGCAAGGTCGACGCGATGAAGAACAAGGCAACGGGCGCGATGTGGGTGCTCGGTGTGTGTCTCGGTGTGGTGCAGACGTTTCTGGTCGGTTCGATCGTCTGGGTCTTCACGCACATCAACGAGGGTGATGCGCTCAACCGTCTGCAGCAGCAGCGCATCGATTTACTGGAACAGGCGGTGAGCCGGGGAGGGAAGCAATGAACGTAACGGCGAAGATTGACGCGCTGATCGGGCGCGAAGGCGGGTTCTCGAACGATCCGAACGATCGCGGCAATTGGTATCTCGGGAAGCTCGAAGGAACCATGTGGGGTGTGACGGCCGCCGAGGCGCGCGCGTACGAATACACGGGGCCGATGAAGGACATGCCGCGCTCGACGGCCGTCGCGATCTACGAGTCGCGGTACTGGCAGCGTCCGAAGTTCGACCAGGTCGACGCGATCTCGTCGACGCTCGCGGAAAAGCTGTTCGACATCGGCGTGAACACGGGGCCGCCGACCGGCGTGAAGTTCATGCAGCGGGCGCTGAACGTGCTGAACCAGAACGAAAAGACTTTCCCGGATATCGCGGTCGACGGTGGCATCGGGCCGATGACGATCACGGCCTTGAAGGCGTTCCTGCAGCAACGCGGGGCGGACGGGCATCGCGTGCTGTACGGCATGATCGCCGCGCAGCAGTCGGTGTTTTACATCGAGACAGCCGAGCGCCGGCCGGAGAACGAGAAGTTCGAATACGGCTGGCAGCTCAATCGCGCTTTGGGGGTGTGACGATGCTGGACATTCTGAAGACTGTTGCGCCGTGGCTGGTCACGGCGCTGACCGGCGGTGTGCCCGGTATCGCGGCGATGGCCGCGTCGGCGATCGCGGACAAGCTCGGCTTCGGTGACGGGGCGGTGGACGCCGTGAAGGCGGCGCTGGCCGGCCAGTCAGTGACGCCCGAGCAACTGCTCGCGTTGAAGCAGGCCGACGCGGACTTCGAGCTGAAGATGCGGCAGGCCGGTTTCGAGCACGCGGAAAGCATGGCGGGCATTCAGGTGCAGGCCGACAAGGTCGCGGCGGACGATCGCGCGAGCGCTCGCCAATACGCTGCGGCCGAACACGACCACACTGCGCGGAATCTTGCCTACATGTACACGGTGGCGTTGTTCGTCGTGATCGGGCTGGAGTTCTATCTGGCGATCGGCGAGATCAAGATGCCCGACGTCGTGAAGAGCACGCTCGACACGCTGCTTGGCGTGCTGATCACGATGGTGATCGGCTCGAAGGAGTACTTCTTCGGGTCGTCGTCGCGGGCGGACAAGCAGGCGGACCGCATCACGCAGTTCGCCGTGTCGCCGGATATCACCGTGACGGGCGGGCCGATTGATCCGAAGGTGATCGCATCGGTTCCGGTCGAGCATCGGACGCTGTGACGGTAGCAAGGCACTGAAGAAACAGGGCGGCCGGGGGAGTGTTGGAGCACTCACCCGGCCGCCTTTCCACTGATTGCGCCAGTGAATCGGCCAAGGCCCTGCTACCTACCGGTAGGCGGGCCGGATTCTACACCAAGTTCAAAAACGGCTTTCACAATGGCAAATCCCATCATTCCTTGGATCGGCGGTAAGCGCCGTCTCGCAGATCACCTCATCCCGCGTTTCCCGGCTCACGATTGCTATGTCGAAGTGTTCGCGGGCGGGGCTGCGCTGTACTTTCTGCGTCCTCCGGCAAAGGTTGAAGTGATCAACGACATCAACGGCGAGCTGATCAACCTGTACCGCGTTGTGCAGCATCACTTGGAGGAATTCGTGCGTCAGTTCAAATGGGCGCTGACGAGTCGACAGGTGTTCGAATGGCTCAAACATACGGTCCCGGAAACGCTCACCGATATCCAACGTGCCGCTCGGTTCTACTACCTGCAGAAAAGTTGCTTTGGCGGCATTGTGCACGGTCAGACGTTTGGTACCGCGACGACTGCGCCGCCCGGACTGAACCTGCTTCGTTTGGAGGAGGAACTGTCGGCCGCGCACTTGCGCCTCGCGGGTGCGTACATCGAGCGGATGCATTGGAGCGAATGCATGGAGCGATACGACCGTCCGCACACGCTTTTTTATCTCGATCCGCCGTACTACGAAACACGCGGTTACGGCGTCGAGTTTGCCTTTGAGGAATACGAGAAGATTGCGGATCGTCTTCGCAAAATTAAGGGGCGAGCGATTGTCAGCTTGAACGACCATCCCGACATCCGGCGCGTGTTTGAAGGTTTTCACATCGAGACGGCGCCGCTCCAGTATACGGTTGCCGGTGGTCACAAGGGCGTCGAGCGCAACGAGCTGATCATCTTTAGTTGGGATGACGCGGCACAACCTGTCGGGTTGTTCTGACGCGCGATAGTGGGCGGGGCGAGCGTCCCGCCTGACTTTTGCTTGGATGAGCGCTGTCGCACAGACTCCCGATCCCTGTCTCCTATCCTCGCAATTTGAGACGCCGCCACACGCGCGGATCAAGATTCTTCCGTGGACAACGATAATTCCATGGCATATATTCGTTTCATCCTACAAAAGGGGATGGGACTATGCGAGTTGCGCCAAGTCAACGCGGAATGACGCTTTTAGAGACGGTGCTTGCATTGCTTGCTGTCACAGTGGTGATCGGCCTCGCATGGGCTGGCTACAGCTACTTCGCGCGGTGAAGTCCCCCGATCTCTTCGCTAGGCGGTGTCGTATTTGATTCACCACATTACGAATGCCCAAGAGACCCTAAGCGATACTCGAAGTGCTCTCGGCGGTGAGGGCAAGCCGAGACGCCTCGGCTGGTTCGCTCAATGCTGTGACTGCCTTGTAGGTCAGGTTTTCAATGCCCCTTACTCATCTTGAAGGTGTAGCGCTTGAGCTTGCTCCGCTGCCTGTGACGGTGCAATACGGCATCGTGGCAATCTATGGCGTCATATTCGGTGGTTTCCTGGCGGTTGTCGTTCATCGCTTGCCGATAATGTGGAAGCGTCAACGGGAGCAACAGGCGCGGCTCGCGCAACGCGTCCCACTTAGCCGATACAACCTCTGGGCTCCTCGGTCGGCCTGTCCCGCTTGTCAGAATGCTCTCAAACTTTGGCAGAGCATTCCGGTGTTCGGCTATCTCGCTTTACGTGGGCGCTGCGGATTCTGCGGCGCGCGGATCTCCGCACGCTACCTCTTGCTCGAACTTTCCACGGGCGCGTTATCGATTGGGGTTGTTTGGCGCTTCGGATGGACGTGGCATGCGCTCGCGGCCTTTATGCTTGCCTCGTTTCTGCTAACAGTAGCAGCCATATCCGCTCGGAAAGTTGGATCGATTGCCGCGCAACGCGGTCGCGGACTTTCGAGGAAACGCGTCACGCGGGGCGGGGCCTAATTGATCGGGTCGAGGTAGAACCCGCGCGCGGTCAGGTCCATCTTCGCGTCACTGAACGAGTCGAAAATGTCGTATCCACATTCGACATACGTGGTCTCGGAATCGAATTTGAGTTCCTCGATATTGCGTTTCCATGTGAGCGGTAAGTCGGTCGAGTGTCCCGGATCGAAGTGGACGACGCACAGGTACGGCGGACGAACGCTGCGAGGCGGATACTCTGTGCGTAGCACTAGCTCGACGTTAACGACGACATGGTGTTCCGGGATGCGGTCCGCGTAACGCAGCAGGTACGCCCGCAGCGAATGGCCGTCCTTGCGGTCTTGCGCCGAGGCGAAGCCGAACCAGTCGTCGGAATCGCTGAATTCTTCCGCAATCGTGCGCATATCGACCTCCAGTGCGACGAGCGTCCAGAATGCCACAGGCGCGTCACAAATTCATCCGCGCCCGTCGCAGCTCCTCGCGAAGCATGTGGTAGAGCTTTCGAAACGGCCCAAACGGACCATCCAGATCGCCGCGGTCCGACGTCGCGCTCTCGGTCGATTTCCACCAATCCATGACCTTCTCAAGCGATTTTCGCAGCGCCACGATCTCGAGGATCAGACGCCGGACCTCGGGGTCACGGTTGGTGCGCCAGAGCTCGCGGAGTTCCGATTCGGTCGGGGCGACGAAGTCCGGCATCGGGACGTGGCGGTGATATTGCTCCCTGAGTGGCACCACATTTCGATCGACTTTCGTCTCCTCCAGCGGGCGTGGGTCCGATTCGTCGAGAAACTGGCCGGTGTAGGAGTGAAATTCTCCGCGCGTCACAGGGAGGTGCGTGCGCCGGCGCTCTCCGGATTGGAGGTGCGTGTACTCCCAGATATAGGCCCAGAGCGGTTTCATGATGCGGTGTGATGCTGTATGGATATACAGTGTAGCGCGGGGTAAGATGGTTCCGTCAAGATCGAAAATTGGGGACGGCGATGTGCACGAACTACGTCGCGCCGGGGGAAGATCCGGGCCTGAGTGAGCTCAAGATCGACAGCTTCCGCGATCTGTACCGCTGGACGCCTTGGAAACCCGAGATCTACCCGGACTACGACGCGCCGATCGTTGGCTACGTCGACGGGCAGTTCAAGCCGCTGATCGCGGGCTTCGGCTTCTGGCCGAGCGCCCTGCAGAAGGCGAACATCAAGAGAGCGAAGGAGCAGGGACGCAAGCCGCCGCTCATGCGCAGCACGATGAACGTGCGCGACGACAACCTCGGGAAGTCTCCGCTGTATGGACCGACTTGGAGGTCGGGTGGCCGATGCTTGATTCCAGCGCAGTACGTGGTGGAGCCGTCTTATCCAGATGCACACCGGGACGCGAGCGGAAATTGGATTCTCGGTCCTTGCGTGTGGCAGCGGATCGGCGTCATCGCCCGCCCGACGATGTGCGTGGCCGGCATCTGGCGCACCCTGAAAGACCTAGACGGTAGACCGCGTCATGTGATGACGATGATTACGGTCAACGCGGACGGCCATCCCGTTATGTCGCGGATGCATAAACCGGATGACGAGAAGCGATCGGTAGTCATTCTCCGTCCGGAGGACTGGGGGGAATGGTTGACGACGCCGAACCCCGAGGCTGCGCGCTCGATGCTGCAGTTGTATCCGGCTGACGAGATGGTCGCAGTACCAAAGTGACTTTGCCCGCATTTGGGGCTGCACACATTCGATGTAATGGCATTCGATTGCTGATAATCACGTGATATTGTCGAGGAGCGACAGAAGCATCCACCGTTCATTCCGCTTTGGGGAGCGACATGCGTCTAGCTGATTTCATCGTTCGGAACATGGAACCGATCCTGATGCGGTGGGAAGCGTTCGCTGCCACGCTGCTGCCGGCTGCGAAAAGCATGGACTCTGGCGGGCTACGCGATCACGCACGCCAGATCCTAGAGGCTGTGGCCGAAGACCTCCGTACCCCACAAACAAGGAAAGAACAACACGAAAAATCGCTTGGGCGCGCTCCCGAACCGACGAACGCCGAGGAGACGGCGGCGCAGACGCATGCCGTCCTGCGCGCCCAGCGAGGCTTCAACATCAACCAGTTAGCGGCCGAATATCGAGCTCTGCGTGCCAGCGTGCTGCGCTTGTGGATCGATGAGTGCCAGCCGAGCGCACCGCACCTGGACGACATGATTCGCTTTAATGAGGCGATCGATCAGGCGCTCGCAGAATCAGTTGCTTTTTTTACCGCGCAGGTCGAGCAGGCCCGCGACCTGTTGCTGGGTATGCTGGGTCACGACATGCGCACGCCGCTGCAGGCCATTCAATTAACGGCCACATATCTGGCGGCGCTCAATGCGGGTGAGGAGGTATCGGAGGCCGCCGCTCGGCTGATCAGAAGCGGTGGCCGCATGCAGGGCCTGCTCGATGATCTCTGCGATTTCAATCGAACCCAGCTCGGGCTGGGCATCAACATCATTCCCCGCCATATCGATCTCGCGCACGTGCTCGTCAGCGTGGTGGACGAGCTGCAGGCAGTTCATCCGAATCGCGAGATCAAGGTCGACGCGAGCGGAGACCTACGGGGAGACTGGGATGATCAGCGGCTGCAGCAACTCCTGAGTAATCTGGTGAGCAACGCCGTCAAGTACGGCGCGCCTGATACCCCGGTGCGGGTGGCGGCGACATCGGACGACAGTGAGGTGCATATCGAGGTGGGGAATGGCGGCGCTGCCATCGACCCGCTCGTGCTCGACCGTATCTTCGACCCGCTTCAGCGTGGAGACGACAGATCGGAAAGAACCGATGAGGATATCGGACTGGGGCTCGGCTTGTACATCGCCAGCGAGATTGCTAAAGCCCATCACGGGCGAATTGACGCGCGGTCCGATCACACAGCAACGGTATTCGCGGTGCACCTGCCAAGAGGCGCGCAAACCGAGATTCGGGGAGCCTGTGCCAAGCGGCAATAATATGGTGAAACTCTCGTCGGAGCTGTCCTGTCAGGGCCCTGTCCAATGAAGCGCAGGTGCTGCTGCAGCATCGACGCTACAAGTCGCTTTGCAATCGAATGGTGGGGGCGATCCCCCAGAAGCACGAAAGCCCGCTGCGCGCGGGCTTTTTTCGTGCTACAAATTTGCTACAGCACGAGACGAGGGCTTTGCTGGACAGGCCTTGCGCTTATCATTCCATCCCCTGAACTAGGGGGCGACTTGACTCAAAGATGGGGTAGTTGAACTCAATTACTCCTCCTCCTCTTGCTCCGCTGCGCCGGTCTGGAAGGCTTTGCCTTGGGTGATTTCGAGCCCATCTCGGTAAAGCATTGGTACTTTCCAGCTGGACTTAATTTCTTCAAGAAATCCAACATCGACAAGTACCCTAATTGCGGCATTTAGGTTGTCACCTTTTAAACCCAAGATTTCTTGCAGACTGTCCAGGTTGTGCTCCGCTTTGGAGCGTCTGAATTTTTGTATGAGCGCTGCAGCATCCGCGCCGGCTTCAGCTAATAATGTATCGCCTACTCGTTGGGCACTAAGGCGTTCAAGCGCTCTTTTGATGGAGTCCGAGGTAATGGCCGGTTCGTTGCCATATTGTCGGCCTGTTCTCCCATCTGCGCGAAGTTGTTCTTCGCGGGCCATTTGTGTTAAGTCAATTAAGTTTCTTGGGGGGCTTGATATCGTTGCCGTCTCTAATTCTGGCCATTATCCAGTTTAATGTAGTTGGTTTGCGCTCGGCAGCGTCTACTTTTGCGGGAAAGAGCTTGTAGAATAGCGCGTCGTCATCTAGTCCGGCTGCAGAAATTGATTTGATAAATTTATCGTTATCGCGAATTCGTCTGCAAAGAAGATTTAGGAGGTCTCGTTCGTCCCATGTAATCTCAACTTTCTGTGCATTGATGTGTGTGAGATTTACAAATCCATTTCCGATAATTCTTCGAAACAAATCTCTGCGCACAAACAATTTGAGGCGGAAGTTTTGAAATGCCAGTAAATCAAGGTAAGTCCGTAGGAGTGCGCGCAGGGCAGGCACTTCAACGTCGGGAAATCCTTGGAATGCTTCGTCTAAGCGATCGAGTGCGACCCACGCAGAGTAGCCCAGTTCGCCAAGGCATTTGTCGAGGAGGCGGAGCGCTTCCTCGTGAGAAATTTCCTTTTTCTCTGATTCACTTTCACTGTCAAAAAATTTTAGACGAGGAGTGAGTATGGGAATGCCAGATTCCGAGAAGGTCATTTCCAATTCGGCAGATTTGGGTCGGAAAATTGTTTGTATTGCATTGGTGATTTTTCCGAATATAGTTTCCGCCGTGTCATCTTTTGACCGAAGATCGGTTTCTTCGAGCATCGATGCGAGGCGCTTGCAACTATCGGAATAATCGTCTCCGACGATTCCAAGCACCCAGTTGCCAATGAGTGAAAATATGTACGCTTTCCAGACACTGATGTATTGTCCTTCGCTGAGTGGCGCCTGTTGGACGAGTCGCTGGAATACCGGGTTGCCCGCGGGATTGAATCCTGCAATTATTTCGACTCCCTTTAATTCTGGAATTGACGCATAGCGCTTTTGTAGGATTCTATACAGTGCTGTTTTTCCTGTCCCCTTGTCTCCAGCGATAATATCCTTCTTCCCATTGATTAGTGCGTGAAAGGCTTCATTTTCAACGAAATACTTCTCAAGGGATTGATCGAATTCGGCAACTGAGCTTCCGAGGTCGAGTTCGTGCAGAACATCCTTCATCAATTGCATAGTTTGGGGTCTCCGGGTGCGGTTTGCCGATTCAGTGGTGAGAAGTATGCCATCTATACGGTGGGTGGAGAAGAAGTCTCAAGGTAAGCCTCCTGCTCGACTTTGTCGAGCCAGTTTGCCCACGCCTGCATCATTTCCCGTCGCTCCGGTAAATACTTGGCATGGTTGTACGTCGAGCGAGTCCTGTCCTTGTCTTTGTGCGACAACTGCATTTCAACGACTTCGTCCTTCCATCCCATTTCATGGAGGTTGGTCGACGCTGTTGCCCGAAAGTCGTGGCCGGTTATCGGTTCGGGGTTATCCGGAACCATGTAGTCGATCGCTCGGTTGATCGTTGCGCGACTCATGTGTGGGCGCTTTCGATTGCTATGCAGAATCGGCAAGATATACCCGCGATTTCCGTACATCTCCTGCAGCTCGCGCAGCAGTTTCACCGCTTGTGTGGGAAGGGGAACGATGTGCAGGCGTCGTGATTTGATTTTCTCAGGGGGTACCTTCCATTCGGCGGTTCCTAGGTCGATCTCTTCCCATCGTGCACGGCAAAGCTCGATCGTTCGCGGAAACAGCATCATCAGCAATCGAATCGCAATCGCGGTTCGTCTGCTCTTGTAGGTGGGAAGCTGGCGAAAGAGCGTCTTCAGTTCTTCACGGCTCAAAGCCCGAGCATTCTCGGTCGGGGGTTTCAGGACCGAGCCCCGCAGCACCGATGCGGGATCTGTATCGGCTCGCAGTGTGATCACCGCATACTGAAATACGTTGGACACGTACTGGCGCAGTTTGATTGCAACGGAAGGGGAGCCGCGCTCTTCGACCCGACGCATCAAAGCAAGCACGTCATGGGCGGTAACAGAGCGCATGGGGCGGTTCCCGATGAACGGATATGCATCGGCTTCGAGCATGCGCAGAATCTCGCCAAAGTGCCGCTCGGTCCAAGTCTTCCGCTTCTTCTCCAGCCACTCGTCGCTGACTGCGCGAAAAGTTGCTTTGCCTTCGCTTATACGTGCCGACAGCACTTCCTGCCGCGCATGTGACGGGTGCAGTCCCTTCTTGACGAGTTCGCGGGCATCGTCACGCGCCGCGCGTGCGTCTTGAAGGCTGATCGTGGGATATTCGCCAATCGCGAAGAGGTTTTCCTTCCCGGCAATCCTGTACTTGTAACGCCAGAGCTTGGAGCCGGACGGCTTCACCAGCAGATACAGTCCATTGCCGTCGGTAAGTTTGGTAGGCTTGTTGCCTGCCTTCGCTTGTCGGATCTTGATGTCGGTAAGTGGCAC